TCCGCGCCGTTGTACGCCGCGGCGCGGAGGTTATTCAAGCGGCGATCACGCGGCGGGGTTGATGACGAGGAACGCGATCGCGTAGTTCGTCGCGCCGGGGGCGCCGGAGAGTTCGATCGTGATCGTGTCCAGCGTGGGCACCGCCCGACGGATGTTCACGGAGTTCGACGTTGCGGTCTGCATGTTCACGAAGATGAGCGACGACGTGGTGACGAGGGTGTTCGAGATCGTGAGCGTGGTCGCTGCATCATCGGTGAATGTCACCACGCCGCTCGTCGCGTTCAGCGTCGCGCTGGTTACGCCCGTCGCGGTGCTGCTCCATGCGACGATGCCCGAGAGCGCGCCCGAACCGACTCGCTCGACACCGAGTACCGTGAGGGTGTCACCGGAGTCACGGAGCATCGTGCGCCCCGCTCCGCGAGGGCGCAGGGAGAGCGATACGTCAGCGCTGCCGGTCGCCGCGGCGTAAGGCGCGATCGACACGCCGCTCGTGACCGCTGCGGCGTTCGTGGCGGGGAGCACTTCGAGGCCGTTGAGGAGCGCCGCCGCCGCCGAAGGCGCTCGCGTGCGGATGCCGACCGACGCGAGGGTGCCCGCGAACGCGGGCACGATATCGACGCGCCCCTGCTCCGCACCGGGCGTCGCGACGGCCATGCCGCCCGAGACCTTGCCCATCGCCACGGGCGCCCCACCAGCGGGGAGTTCGACCTGAAACGCGATGGCAGTTCCGAAACCCGCCGCCGTCGTGCCCGACGACAGATGATTCAGGACCAGCACGTTCGTGTCCGTGTTCGTCTCCGCGTCGGTGCCGATGTACCCGAAACCGTCGGTCTGCATCCGCGCGGCGAGCACGCCACCGAGCGAGAACGCGATCGTCGTGGCGTCGAAACGGTACGCTCCCGTTCCGGGTGACGCGGCGAACGACCACGACGGCTGCGCGTCGGTGCCGTTCTGCGCGTAGATGCTCGCGGAGAACGTCGGCGTCGCGCCGAGGATCACTTCGGTCGCCGACTTCGCGACGCCGATCTTCTGCACCACGGCGCCCGCGGTCGTCGGAGCGGTCGTCGTGGCCGTGCCCGCGGTCTCCGAGAGGTACACCGTCGCGCCGGGGGTGAACGCCCCGCCGCCAGTGATCGTGGCGCACTCGCCGAACTCGCGGACGACGCACGTCAGGGTGTCGATCACGTCGACCACGACGCCGAACGCGGGGAGCGTACCGTCGGAGGCGTCGGCGAGCACGACCGAGTTCGGGTTGATGCCCTTCGCGACGAGGTTTCCGACCGCGACGAGACTCGCCGTGTTCGAGAAGATCCCATCCACGCCGTCGACACCGCCCGACCCCGAGGAGAGCAGGACGATGCGGTTGCCCGAGAGGTACGTGCCGGTCGACCCCTTGTAGTAGAGGGCGTCGTTTTCGTCGACGAAGACGAGCGTGCCGCGGAGCATCTGGTTGAACTGCGCGATGAGGGCGGCGCTGGCGCCTTCCTTGCCGGGAACTTGCGCCTCCGTGTCGACGTAGACGTTGAATGGGGATTGCGGACGCATTGAGGGGAGTGCCATACGCGCGACGATACACCGCGAATTTGGCAAACGTCAACGTGCAACCGTGCTTGTACGGTCGCGGCGACGCTGTTCTTCTCAGCCGCGCGTCGATTTCTTCGGCGGGTTCAGAAGTGCGGGCGGCACCATCCCGAGCGCCGACTTCGCGCGCTCGACGGCGTCACGCATTGAGCCGACGAAAACCTGCCCCGCGTCGAGCACGGTTTCGGCGGTGGCGACGTGATGTTCGACCTCGCGGATCGCGTTGGGGATCGCCTTGCGGGCACGATCGACGGTGCGCATGAGTTGCTTCGGGTTCATGCGAGCGATAGTACGCACCGCGACGGCGCGAGGCAACCGCTAGGCCAGCGCCTTGCGGTACTTCAACACCATGCGCGCGGCGGCATCTGGGGTGAGCGCGGGCAACTTGCGCCCGTCGAGCACCGGCCACACGCGAGCGATCTTGCTCAGACGATTGCCGATGTACGGGCCATCGGGGCGGTCGAATCCTACCTCCGCCGTCTGGTGGTACGAGTCCGCGTCGGTGAAACGTACGCCGTAGGCCACGTTGTGCAACTCGACGACGAAACTCGTGGCGCCGTAACGTTTTCGGTTGCGCTCGCGGACCTTCGCCGTCTCGGCTTCGACCTTGCGCAACCACGGGCGCTGCATCTTGTCGTACGCCGCCGACGCGCTCTTGATCGCACGTTCGAGGCGTTCCACGGCGTCGCGAACGGCCTTCGGGTGCGACCACGGGGTGTAATCGTGCGGGTCGATGCCGTGGCGGTCGTACAGCGCCTTGAGCGCGGTGTGGGCCTCCCGTTCCTGCGCATCGAGGTCGCGGAGCATCGCGCGGGCGGCGTCGTACTTCGGGTCCGTGCTCACCGCCCGCAGCGTGTCTTCGCCCTGCGAGAGCACGTCTTCGACGCTGGTCTCGCCGAAAAACACCATATCGCGCCCGTCGCCGGAAAACGTGTTGCCGCGCCCCGTGATGCGCCCCGTCGCGAAAATGTCCGCGAGTTCGTCGGGCGACACGCTGCGGTACAGGACGGGCGACACGCCGTCGATGTTCTCGACGCCGTTGCGCGTGTACGGGCGGCGACGTTTGCGGGGCGAACGCTTCACGCGATCCTCGGCCTCGGAGCGCGGGCGATGCCCTGCGCGTACGCCTCGCGGGCGCGCTTGTCGGAGTCGGCGCCAGACAGGATGTACCCCAGACCGAACCCTGCGGCGATGCCGAGCACGGTGACGATCCCCGGAACGCCGCGCGTCGGGCACGGGACGGGGTCGCCAGCGGCGGGGATCGTGCGAGGGGCGTACGTGAAGAGGAGGGCAGCGTTCGCGTTCACGGCGTCACGATACACGGGTCGCGGCGGCGTGTCACGCGTCGGGCGCGAGTCCGTACGTGCGGAGCCTCGCCACGCTGCGCAGGCGCCAGTTCTGCGAGTCCGAACGCACGGCACGGAGGTAGCGACGGAGCGCCCGGTTCGCCTCGACGACGGCCCGCTGCGCCTCCTCGGTGGGCGCGTCGGGCTCGCGTCGGCGTCGCTTCTGGAGTCGGCGGCGTAGGGCGTTCACGCCATATTCTACGACGCGAGGCGCGAGAATCTTTACCGGCGCGAACCGAAAACCACCGCGAGGGCTGCGGCGAGGGCGACGCCACCGACGACGTACGCCACCGTGTTCCCCGTCGCTTCGGGCGCAGCGGACCACGCCGCGAGGGCGGAGCGGACGCGAGCACGCATCACGTCGGCGGGCCACGTTCTCGCATCCGGGGAAAGCTCAAAATGGACGTGATCGCGGTGGTCCTGGCTCCCGGTGTACCGATCCCACCGCGGGCCGTTGCGCGAAGCGGACCACTCGTACATCGACCACAGAACGTACTGGATGCCGAGGTACTCCGCGTTGCGCACGAGAAAATTCGCGAGCGCGTCGCCGTTCGCGGGGCGGTTCGCGTTGTTGACGACCATCGCGTCAATGGCGTTGCCCTCCAAATGCGCGTCGTGACCGCCGTTCCGACGATCGGACGGACGAACCATCCCACCCGACGAAATACCGGGCCACGCGCGAACGATTTCTTCTTTGAGCGCCACGAGCGCGGGCGTCGGTGACCATTGCTCACCGGGCGGGACGTTGACCGCGAAGCGATACGGGACTTGCGCCCGCTCGCCCGCTGCTCGGGTAGCGGCGTCGGGAACCCATACGTGCGTGGATGCGCTCACGCGCCGACGATACACGGAACGTTCGCGGGAGGCTACGCCCGAACGTACCGCATGAGTTCCGTCGCCCGCCCGTCGCGATGCTCGACGAGGCGCACGCCGTCGAACAACCGCCACAACGGCGTCGTCGTGTACCCGAACACAACGTACTCGCGGTTGTCGAGCACCTCGACGTAGCGTCGAAACAGCCCGTACACGAGCGCGCGAAAGGCATCCTCGCCAGTGTAGAACCGATACTCTAAGTGCTCGGCGTCGCCGCTAAATCGGTATCGGTTGTAGCCGCTGCGCTCCAGCACCCAACAGTTGCCGCCCGCGTGGTGGAACTCCAGCGAGAAGCGCATCCACTTCGGGTGTCTCCCGGTGCGCCTCACTTCCCCTCCGCGAACTTGCGGAGTTGCTCCGCGGCGTCGTCGTACTGGCCGTTCTGCATCGCTTGAAGAATCTGCGCGATGCGCGTGAACGGCACGGCGGCGCGGGCACCGTACACCATCTGCGCGCTCGACTGCGCGCTGCACGCCGCAACGTGCAGCATGTGCAGCGTCGTGTTCAGGAACTCACTGCACGGCATTGCCTTCTCGGTGCTCACTTCTCGCCTCCCTGCGTCGCCTTCAACCGCTCCGCCGCCAGCATGGCGACCTCCTGCTTCGCATCGACGATGCGCGCGAGTCGCGCCGTCTCCTCGTCGTACAGCCGCGCCGCCTCGCGCATCGCTTCGCCGCGGCCCAACTTGTGAGCGTGGCGGTTCGTGCGCGCGACGGACAACGCGGCGAGCGCGGCGACGTACTGCGTCTCGGCGTCGGCGGTGCTCACCTCGACGTGCGAGAGCGAAACGCTCCCGACGCAGCCGACGATCCACACGGAGACGTGGCCCGACATCACCGCGGCGGGCGCGCGTGTCGGCGCCTCGCCCGTCGGAGCGCCCTCGCGCGGCCCGTTCCAGTACCGAACGACGGTGCCGACGGGGTGCGCCGCGTTCCATGCGTCGGCGGCGCGTGTCTCCGCGGCGCTCACGCCACCACCGCGTCGTCGCGCGTGACGGTGAGCGCGCGGTCGTTGAGCCCCGCCCTCGACGCGAGGCCACGCGAGGCGTCACGGAGCGACTCGGCGTCGCTCGCGAGTGACTCGATCTCCGAAGAGTCGAGCACGGCGCCGGGTGCGATCGCCACGTTCACCTTCTCAGCGGTGTACATCCGCGAGCCGCGATCTTCGTCGACCTCGCACAGTTCGCACACGATCGTAACGCTCTCGACGCACGGGAACGCCGCGAGGATCGCGCGCGCCGCCTCGGTGAGATTGTCGAGCGCCTCGCGCTCCTGCGCCTGAGCGTGCGAGAGTTCGATGCGCGCGAGCATCGCTTCGGCGGCGGCGTCCTGTTCGGGCGTGGGTTCGTCGGAAGCGTACTCGTCGCCGCCGAAGCTATCGGGGCCGATCGCGTCGTCGTAGCGGGTGGGGTTCATGCCCCTAGTACGACGGGCGGTCGCGGTTTCTTTACGACCGCCCGCCGATTTCGGGAGCGCGATCAGCGCGAGGCGGCGGGGGCTTCGATGCCCCAGCCCACGGCGGCGGTCGAGGCGGGGGACTCGGTGCCCCATCCGAAGGCCAGCGCGAGGGAGAGTAGGATCGTGGTGAACATCGTGATGGCTCCTTGCGTGGTCGCCGACGTGGCGACGCACCGGGGGCACCCTACTCACGCAGCGGGGGCCAGCGCAAGGGGAAACTACACATCGCGCAGCGATACCCCGATGTACCTCGCCACGGCACGCCGAACGTCCTCTCGCAGTTCGTCGATCGTCTCGCCGTCCCGCGCGGGGCTCGCAATGTACTCGGCGCACGCACGCAGCGACTCGTCGCGCGTTTGCGCGGGCAGGCTCATCCAGTCGGTCGGAGGCGGAAGTCCAATCGCAGAGGCGATATGGCAGTCGACGCCGACCATTGCCTTCGCAGCCATTTCGGCGATGTCATTCTCGTTCATTTTTCCTCTTACACCGGCCGGAGCGATGCCCCGCCCTTGAGAAGCCACGTTACACCAACCTGCGCCTTCACGCGAATACCGCCGCAGAAATCCGACGGCAAGAAATCGGTGCTCACCGTACCGCTCGCCACGGACGGAATCGTGCCCGTGGTGCGGCCCGCGCACGCGGCCACGAGGTCGGCGTCAGAGAGTTCGGTGGAGTACGTTCGTACTTCGCCGATGAGCGCCGACACGAGCGGGTAGAACGTGGGCGAGTACGCGCGCGTCGAACCGATGTCGTACGTGTCCGCGCTTGTGGGCGCGGTGTACGTTCCAGCGAGAGCAGCGATCGTCTGCACCGCGCCGCCGCTGACGGAGTAGCGGACCGACTTGTCGGCCTTGACAACGATCGCGATCACGTAGGCCGATGACACGGTGAAATCGCTGCCAGTGAGCGCGACCTCCGCGGATGCGTTCAGACCCGCGAGATAGAGGCGCACTTGCCTGCGAGCGCCAGCGTTGTTGCCGACCGCGATATACCACCCTCTTACGCCCGCCGTCGCATTGTGGGCAGCGATGATTTCTTGCCCGGTCGGCGTGGCGTTAGGATAGATGCACACGACGATCGACTGCCCCGGCCCGAACGCGGGCACCACCGCGGCGGCGCTCGCGGTGGCGTAGTCAGCCGCCGCCCAGCCCGTCGCCGACTCGCCGCCCATGTAGAACGCCGTTGCGTTGTAGAGATTGAGCCACCCCGCGACGCCGCCAGACGGTGCCACCCATGCGGGGATGCCACCGCTCACGGTCAACACTTGCCCCGCGGTGCCCACTCCGAGACGCAGCGGCGTACCGCCAGCGTTCGCGTAGAGCATATCGCCCGCGGTTGTCATCGGGTTCGTGAGCGCGGTCGACGTTTGCCACGTCGCCGTACCACCCGACACGGTGAGAACTTGCCCGACGGTGCCGATGCCGAGCCTACCAGCGGCACCGGATACGCCGCCGACGATCAGATCGCCGACCGTTGTCATCGGGCTCACGAACGCAGGCGCCGCCCACGAGGGCGCCCCACCGGACACGGTGAGCACTTGCCCCGCAGAACCGATCCCGAGCCGTTGCTGCGCGCCGCTCACGCCGCCCGTGATGACGTCGCCGAGCGTAGTCATCGGGTTCGCTTGAATCGTGACGGTTTGCCACGACGGGGCGCCCGAAATGTACTTGAGAAACTGCCCCTCGGAGCCGCCCGCGAGTCGCGTCGGCACCCCGAGAGTGCCGCCGTAGATCGTGTCGCCAGCGGTGGTCATCGGGTTGACGAGTGCCACGAACGTTGCCCACGCAGCGGTGCCACCGGCCACGGTGAGAACTTGCCCGTTCACGCCGATTGCGAGTCGCCCCGCCGCTCCGCTCACGCCGCCGAGAACGAGGTCGCCCGCGGCGTTCATCGGGTTCGCGAACCCGACTGCCGCAGCCCACGCGGGAGCGACACCAGCGCCGCCCGCGGTGAGAACGTAGCCCGCGGTGCCCGCGGCGAGGCGCGTCGCTACGCCACTCGCACCGCCGTAGATCGTGTCGCCGACGCTGTTCATCGGGTTGGTGAGCGCGGTCGTCCATGCGAGCGCGCCGCCCGTGACGCCGAGCACTTGACCGTTCGTGCCGATTGCGAAACGTGTCGGCGTGCCCAATGCTCCGCCCGCGAGAAGGTCGCCAGCCGTGGTCATGGGGTTCGCGAAGCCCACCGCCGCAGACCACGCAGGCACGCCCGACTTGACGGTCAACACGTAGTCGCTCGCGCCGATGGCAAGGCGCTGCCACGCGGATGCGCCGCGCGCGAGAAGGTCGCCCGTCGCTTGCGATGCAATCGTAAGGTTGCTGGTCTGCGTGGCGATCGTGCCCGTACCCGAGCCCGTCGTGTCGCCCGTGAGCGTGACGGTGCTGCCAACGCCGCCGTTGTACGACCCCTCGATGATTTGCGTGCCGCAGGTAATCATACGCCGCCAGCCTCGGTCGACCAGCAGCCCGCGACGGGAGCGTCGTTGTCGCAGCGTGTCACCGCCACGAATCGCTCGACGAGCACGCCGGGGCGCATCACGTCGATCGTCAAGGTGTCGGCGTCAATCACTTCGACAACGTGCGCCGTGCACCGCTCAAGATCCGACGAGAGCGGCCTCGCGAGGTAGAAGAGAACGTGGTCCGTCGTACGCATCAGAGCGCCTCCACGGTGCAGTTGTCGAACGTCATCGTGACGGTGCCGCCCGCGGACGGATTCTGAGCCATCAGCACCACAAGGTCCCATCCCTTCGTATCGAACGGAGAGTACGCGAAGACGGCGCCGCAGGATCGAAAATCGCTATCCGACGGCCTCGCTCCACCAGTCCCTCGCGCAAACGCGAACACCAGCGTGCCTCCGTCCGCAGTAAGTTGGGTCCAGTCGTTTCCGTCGTAGAGCGGCGGCGACGCGGGCGTGCCGCTCGTGATCGCGGCGGCGGTCACAAAATTCTGCGAACCGATCGTGGTCCCCGCGTAGTACATCCCGTACTTCGACGCAGCCGACCCCGTATTCTCTAACGTAACGCACGGCGTCGTTCCGCCAGTTTTGCCGCTGAACGAGGCGAGCCGGAGCGTGACTCTGAATCGTGAGGCGACAACGCCGGTCGGCATCGGCACGCGCACGCGCGGAGCGGTGTACGTCCCGCTTGCGTAGCCTGCGGTGACGCCCGCCCCGATCGACAGCGTGACGACGCTGGCCGACGTGATGGTCGCGGTGCCGTTGCCGTTCGTCGCGGCGCCAGTCGTCCAGTTGATCGTATACGTTGTCGTGCCAGTGGCCGACCACGACGGAGCAACGCCAGCGCCACCAGACGTAAGCACGTATCCCGCGGTGCCCGCCGCGAGCCGCGTGGGCGCCCCCGAGGCGCCGCCGACGATCAGATCACCGACGGTCGTCATGGGGTTCGTGAGCGCGGAGAACGTGGCCCACGCGGGCACGCTGCTCACGATCTGGAGTACCTGCCCTTCGGTGCCCACGGCGAGTCGAGCGGGCACGCCCGACGCGCCACCTTGAATAAGGTCACCGACGGTGGTCATCGGGTTCGTGAGCCCCGCAGCCCACGTCACCGTCGTGCCGTTCGATGCGAGGAACGTTCCGTTCGCTCCGATGCCGAGTCGCGCCGGAGCGCCGGAAACACCGCCGACGATCACGTCGCCGTCGGTCGTCATGGGGTTCGCGAAGCCCACGGGTGCCGCCCACGACGGTACGCCAGCGGCGAGCGTGAGCACGTTTCCGTTCGAGCCAGCCGCGAGACGCGTGGGCACGCCGCTCACGCCGCCGTACAGCGTGTCCCCCGTCGTGGTCATGGGGTTCGAGAGACCCGCCGCCCACGACACGGCGGACCCGTTCGACGCGAGGAACGTCCCGTTCGCTCCGATCGCGAGGCGCGTTGCGGCGCCGGAGACGCCGCCGACGATCACGTCGCCTGCCGTGGTCATCGGGTTAGCGAAGCCCACTGGCGCAGCCCACGCGGGCGCCCCACCGGACACGGTGAGAACCTGCCCCGACGTGCCGATACCGAGGCGTTGCTGCGCGCCGCTCACGCCGCCCGTGATAACGTCGCCGAGCGTTGTCATCGGGTTCGCTTGAATCGTGACAGTCTGCCACGATGGCGTGCCCGAAACGTACTTGAGAAACTGCCCCTCGGAGCCGCCCGCGAGCCGCGCCGGAGCACCACTCACGCCGCCAGCGATCATATCGCCCGCGGTTGTCATGGGGTTGACGAGCGCCGTGAACGTTGCCCACGCAGCGGTGCCACCGCTCACGGTCAACACTTGCCCTGCGGTGCCGATCCCGAGCCGCCCCGCTGCGCCCGAGACGCCGCCGAGCACGAGGTCGCCCGCGGTGGTCATCGGGTTCGTGTACGGCGTCGCCCACGACGGCACGCCGCCAGCGATCGTGAGCACTTGCCCGGTGCTCCCGACGGCGAGGCGCGTCGGAGCGCCAGCGGTGCCGCCGTAGATCGTGTCACCTTCGGCGTTCATCGGGTTCGAGAGCACGGTCGTCCATGCGAGCGCGCCGCCCGTGACCCCGAGTACCTCGCCGTTCGAGCCGATGCCGAGTCGAGTGGGAGTGCCCGATGAACCGCCCGCGATCAAGTCGCCCGCGGTGGTCATCGGGTTCGCGAACCCGACCGCCGACGCCCACGCCGCGGTGCCGCCAGCGACGGTGAGAACCTGCCCCGCAGAACCGATCGCGAGTCGGCCCGCGGCGCCGGAAACGCCGCCGAGCACGAGGTCGCCCGCGGTGGTCATCGGGTTCGTGTACGGCGTCGCCCACGAAGGCACGCCTGCCGCGAGCGTGAGAACTTGACCGTTCGTGCCCACGGCGAGTCGCGTCGGGGCGCCCGCGGTGCCCCCGTAGATTGTATCCCCGACGGAGTTCATCGGGTTCGTGAGCGCGGAGAACGTCGCCCACGCGGCGGTGCCGCCGCTCACGGTGAGCACTTGCCCCGCCGTGCCGATGCCGAGTCGCCCCGCCGCTCCGCTCACGCCGCCGAGCACGAGGTCGCCCGCGGTGGTCATCGGGTTCGTGTACGGCGTCGCCCACGACGGAACACCCGCGGCGATCGTGAGCACTTGCCCGGTGCTCCCGACGGCAAGGCGTGTCGGCGCACCCGCGGTGCCGCCGTAGATCGTGTCACCCACGGCGTTCATCGGGTTCGTGAGTGCGCTGAACGTCACCCACGCGGGGGCACCCGCGTTGACCGTCAACACTTGCCCCGCGGTGCCGATCGCGAGTCGCGTCGCTGCGCCCGACGAACCGCCTGCGATCAGGTCGCCCGCCGTGGTCATCGGGTTCGCGAAGCCAACCGCTGCGGCCCACGCCGGGGCAACGCCCGCGCCACCCGCGGTGAGAACGTACCCCGCGGTGCCCGCGGCAAGCCGCGTCGCTACGCCGCTCGCACCGCCGTAGATCGTGTCGCCGACGCTGTTCATCGGGTTGGCGAAGCCGACCGCGGACGCCCACGCAGGCACGCCCGACTTGACCGTGAGCACGTAGTTCTCGGTGCCCACCGCGAGGCGCGTGGCCGTGCCGCTCACGCCACCCGCGATCAAGTCGCCGGGGTCCGTCATCGGGTTCGTGAAACCCGCCGCAGCGGCCCACGCTGGCACGCCCGCGGTGACGGTGAGAACCTGCCCGTTCACGCCGATTGCGAGGCGTTGCCACGCCGACGCTCCGCGTGCGAGGATGTCACCCGTCGCCTGCGATGCAATCGTGAGGTTGCTGGTCTGCGTGGCGATCGTGCCCGTACCCGAGCCCGTCGTGTCGCCCGTGAGCGTGACGGTGCTACCGCCGCCACCGCCGTTGTACGACCCCTCGATGATTTGCGTGCCGCAGGTAATCACTCGTCAGTCGTCCGATCGCGCCGCATCGTCGAGGAGTTTGGACACGCCATCGCGCAGTCGCTCCTCCCACGCGCCCGTGAGCGTGCGGACGACCGAGAGGGCCTGCACCGTGTCGGCCGCAGCGGCGAGCGTCGACCCGGACGCGTGGTCGTCGCGCGAGGTCACGAGCACGCACCGCGGCCCGCGGCCCATCGACGCGAGCACGCTCAGACCGGAGACGCCGTGACCGAGCGTGAGGTCCGAAATAACCACCGCGGCGCGCACCTCGCTCCATACGGCGGCGGCGTTTTCGAGCGACGCAACGACGTGCGCGTGCGCACCGAGCATCGTGAGCGTCGAGGCGCACGTCGGATCGTCGGTGACCGCGTGCAGCGGCACACCGAGCGGCGCGAGCAGCGCCACCAGCGCGCAGAGCGCGGGCGGAGAGTCGTCGATAATCATGATGCTGCGACGAAGTTCGTGATCGCAGAGCCACGCTCGCAGGTGCGCGGTGAGGTCCGCGGTCTGCGATGCGAGTTCGTTCATGTGGTACGCCAGTCCGCGCATCAGTTCGCCCGCGAACGACGGCGAAGGCCCGTCGATTGGCGTGATAACGGAGTTCATCATCGGACGACCACCCGAGCTACCGTCGCCGCGACTACGCCGAAAATGACGCTCACCAGAGCGGCGAGCGCGATGGCCTGCGAGCGCGTGGCTTCCAACTCGCGCAGCCGTCGCTCCACGTCATCGCGCAGCCGACGATCGATCTCCGCGCGCCACGTAGCGATATCGTCGAGTCGCGTGATGATTCTCGCCGTGACACCCTCCAGAGCGGTGTTCGCGCGCGATTGCTCCTTCGCGATTTCCGCCACGGAGCGATTGAGCGCCTCGATGCCGCCGAGGATCACTCGGCGGTGCTCCGCCCAGCTATCGCTGTCACTTGGATTCGCCACAGATCACTCCTCTCGCGACAGCGTAACCGTCGTGCCACGGGCTGATGCGCCACGCGATGCGTGACGGCGTTACACCATCTGCGTGCCGATACACATTCTCGAAACGTTCGACCCCGCGGTTCTCTGCGACGTTCGACGCCACAACGTCGTGTGAACTCGCCACGTCATCCGCCGACGCGAGGTAGCGCGACCACGGAGTCCCCTCGACTGCCTGCGCCTCGTAGCCGAGCCGCGCCCACCCGCCGCCGCCGACCGCGATAAAATGCGTGGTCGACACGAGGCAGTGCAGGATGTGATCGTCGGCGAGCGCCCACGACGCCGCGAGCGCCCAGCGCATCGCGGGAGGCGACGCGAGGTCGACGAGCGCGCAGAGGGCGCGGTCGATCTCCGCGAGCGTTGCGGCGGTGAGCGGTTCGGCGTCCAGACTCATTGCCCGCCCGCCTCGATTGAGAGCGTGGTCCCGAGCGTCGATGTGAACGTCATGCGAAACGTCGTGATCGGCTCATCGCTCCCGTCGATCGTCGGAAGCGATGCGCCCGCCGCCACCGGCACCGCCGTGATCGCCACCGCCGCGCCGAACAGCGTGCCGTTCGGAGACGATGCGACGGAGAGCGCCGTCAACGGGTTCGCGCCCGTGTTCGCGACGACGATGTTCCAGTTCGTCGCGTTGTTGATCGGCACGTCGAGCGTGCGCGGCGTCGCCGCTGCGAGCACGAGCGTCGTGGTGTAGTAGCACGTTCGCGACGGGTTCGGCACGGGTCACTCCCTCGTCTTGGCGTTCGCGAACATCGTCCGCGCGGCGAGCGCGAGGAGTTCTTCGTTGACGTGGTTCGCAGGGTTGAACGTGCCCATCGGCACGCGGTATTTCTTGAAGAGTCGCGTCACGAGGCGCCGCTGACGGTCCGGCGACAACGCGAAGAACTGACTCGTCGCCACCATGCCAGCGCGCTTGAGAAACGACCCCTCGTCGGCCCACTGGCGCGGGATTTGGCGCTTACGCTGCGACCTCGTGAGCGGGAGTCCAGACCTCGCCATGTCCTTGCGCGAGTCGCGAATGCGTTTCTGGAAACCGCGCTTCGAGTAGCGGTCGGGGTGAAACGACGCCTCTCGCTCGATCCAGACGCTCCAGCAGTGGTTGCGCACGGCGCGGATCGCCTGCTCGACCTGATAGCGCGACTCCAGTTCGGTGATCGCGCGGAGGTGCTTCGGGAGCGCGCGACGCACCGCATCAGTGAGCGCGTAGAAATCGCCATCCTCGCCCGAGTCGGTCCACGCGGCGACGAGTTTCTCCAGTCGCTTCGGCGCGATCTTCGAGTTGACGCAGCACGGCGACGATCCCTCACGGTGAGGGAAGGGCATATCGTCGGCGAGGTCCATCGGGTGCACGCCCATGCGCTTCGCGTCGGCCTCGATCATGCTCGTGTACCCGCGCATCTCCGCCGTGAACGACGGCGTGTCGGGGCAGAGTTTGTCCTTCGCGTGGCGCATCCTCGCGCGAACGACCGAGCGCGGCACGGGCGTTTCGATCCCGCCCTTTCCCATGTGGGTGCGCACGATGAACGACGATTGGCACCTGTACGCCTTGCCGCGTCGCCCGTGCTGGAAGATCGTTTCGCCGAGCGGCGTCGCGCAGCCGATGACCATCGACGGCGAGGGGTCACCGCGCAGCGTCACCTCGCGACCGATCAGCTTCGACTTGCACCTGTACGGCGTGCCCGCCGACTGCGTGAGCCACGGCTTCGGCACGCGACCGGGCTTCCAACCGCAGGCTTTACACAGCCCCGTCTCGCACTCGCGGTGTTCGTGCTTGGCGGCGCGCTTCGCTGCGCGGGCATCGTTTCGGAGAGCGCGGCGGGCGCGACGTTTGGCGGGCATACGGCGACGTTACACGATTGCGCGGAGCGGCGCTACGGGGAACGTGCGGCGTTTATTCAGCTACGGAGACGATTGCGACTCGACCCGTTCTTCGCGGCCTTGCGCCTCCGCTGCGGCGCGGGCTTGCCATACGCCGCGAGTTCCGCCTGAGCGGAGCGAACGAGCGATCGAACGTCCGAGGGGACCGGCACGCCCGCCGCCTCCCGCGCCGCCACGTCGTTGAGGAAATCCTGTGATAGTTCGGCGTACAAGTCGTCCATCTTCTCACGCTTCGGCCCGCGCGACACGGTGAACGAACCCATCGAAATGAGGCGAGGAGCCGTCGCGACGGGCGGCACGCCGTGGCGGCGCTGCGCCTCTTGCAGAAGGCCGTTGAGACTGGAGTCCATCGCGCGCCACTCGCGACGTTTCTTGCCCTTCGCCAGAATCGACGGCGCTCGCCAGAAGCCCACGTCGCCGACGAAGATGCTCCCGTCACGGCGACGATAGAGCGAGAGTTCGTCGTGAACGCCCCACCCGTGTTTGCGCTCGATCGCGAGCAACTGGCCCTCCAGTTCGGCGTACTCCGTGCCCGTCATCGTCTGGAGCGGCTCGCCGTACTCGCGCACGAGCGCAGGCGTGCCGCCGTCGAGTTCCACGTAGGTCGTGCGCGGGATGATGCTGTACCCGAGACTCGCGAGTTCGTTCGCGATGCCCGCCTCTTGCCGAAGGTTGCGCGTCTGTTCGTCGCGCATCCACGGTCGGCCATGAACGTTCGTCGCCGTCGCCAGCTTGACGACGCGCGGAGCATCGTCAGCCTCGATCTTGTACGCCGCGCCGAAGTTGCCAGAACCGAGCGGCTCGACGTAGCCGTACTGGCGCTTGCCGTCGCGGGTGAACGAGTACGATTGCGGCGCCAGTTTCAGTCGCGAGGCGATGCGAGCAGCCTCCGCGGTGTCGGGCCGTTTCCAGTGGTCACGGGACACGCGCGGCGGGTAGGTGATCGTGCGGGTGTTTCTGCGATCGTAGGCATCGTCGCCTTCGCCGACGCGCTCCACGTAGTCTTCGTCGCGGTATCGCTCCGCACGAAGCGGGTTGCGCGCACACGATCGGGTGTCCCGTCGAGGCTTCATCGCGACCCGCGCCTCGCGTGACTGCGATGCGGTTCGCTGCGACTCACGTAGGCGATCGCCTCGACGCGGCCCGTATCGAACTTGTGCCACTGAAACGAGAGCGCCACGTCTTCGACTTGCGCAGGCGAGAACGGGTCGTCGGCGTTCGATTGAGCGAGGTAGATTGCCGTGCGACCGCTATCGTGCATGAACGTGTGCGAGTCGATGACGGAGCCCCACTCGTATCCGTGTCGCGCGAGGATCTCACCGCACTTCGCGAGCGCGGCACCGATCGAACGGAACAGTGGCTTGCCGCCGACGTGCTCCGCGAGTTCACCGTTGATCGCCTCGGCGACGTGCTCCGGCATCGAACTACGAACGTGGATCTCTCCGCGCGTGGCGGGTCGCCTCGTCGCTGCGCCTCGCCCGTTCTTCTCCGCCTCGCGCCCCACGACGGCGGGCACCGGGGGCACCTCGCCGACGAGCCCCTCGCGCGAGGCGAACGTGCCCTCTTCGCGCACATCGAACTGGTCTACCGGGCCGTGAAGCCACGCGGGGTCCGCGTACTCCGCTTGACGGTAGATGCGCACGTCGGAACCGCGCCAGTGCACGCGAGGGGCGAGCGCGGCGTTGTAGACCGCGACGGTGCGACCGCGCTCCTTGATGACGAGCACCGACACGCCGTAGCGCGGAACGTGGCGCTTGACGCCCTTGAGCCACTGTTCGATGCCGCGCCACGCACTCGCGCGCGAGAACTTCTCGGTCCACGGCCACGCATCTTCGCCCCCGTCGGGGTAGGTCACGTCGAACGTGACTGTTCGTGCGGGAGCGGGGTTGTGAGCGGACGGACGTGTGACTCGTCGAGAGTTCATCGCGAGCCCGCCTTGCGCGCCGAGCGTCGCCCGTTCTTCTGCGACGGGCGGAAGGCGGGATCGGACCGCATGATTACTTTGCCGCTCGGTGTGGTGAACGGTCGGTAGGTCATACCGCCCGGACCTCCCATGTAAGGCCCGTGGTCGTCGATGCCGATCGTGGCCGTCGCCCTGCGACCGTCCCATAGAGTGGCCGTTACCATGACGGTCCCCGGCACGGAGTGATCGAACGACCATGCGGGGTCGGCGGCGAGATCGAACTCCACGGAGAGGATGCCGCGAGCGGTATCCTCAAGACGCCGCGCTTCATCCGCGCCGATGGCCTTGGTTGCCTTCATTGATCGTCGCCCGTTCTTCTGCGCTTCGCGATCGAGGAACGTGAGACTCACCACGCTGCCCTGCCGCCAGTAGTCGAGGAACCTGTACTGGTGCGCGTGGTAGAATGCCATCTCCACGTCGCGCTCGCTCATGCCGAACATCCCCCACACGGGAGACTCCAGCGTGCGCAGCCCATTGCCGGTCGCGTTGTGAATGTCGCGGGCGATGTACGTGAACGTTTCGTCGTCGATGTGAAGTCCGCGGCGCCGCCCTTCGGCGTTGACGTTTCTGTCGCCCGACACCTTGTACGGTTCGTCGAGCACGCTCCACGCCACGAGGGCATCGAACAGGCGCAGCGACACGGAGTCGCGCTCCTTCTGGTCCCACCGCACGCCGCCCGTAAACTCGGCCTTGTCGCGGAGGCGCGGGTGCCCGTCGTCGTCGTAGACCGTCGCCACGTCGAACTGGTACGGCTTGCGCCTGAAGTTGCAGGTTCCGCCCTCGCGGTCGCACTCGTCGCGCACCATCTTCACTGCCTCGCGCAGCGTCCGACTGGCCTTGAGCGCATCGTAGAACTCGCGTGCGTGCTTGTAGCGGTCGCGCGACTTCGGCACGGGCACGGTGCGCGAGAAGAGTTCCGACGCATCGCCCCTCGTACGCTTCACGCCGTCCACTGCGATCACGCGCTTCGACTCGATACGGTGGGGGAACTGCCTATCCTCGGAGTGCACGGTGACGTCGCCGCCGTCGTGCTCCTGAATCGAGTCAACGTAGATCGTGCGAACGAGCGGCTCGAAGTCCGCGCGGTACGTGACGGAGTGCTTGCGGTCGGGGTTGCCGGTTGCGCGGCGGCGGACTCTCGTGGCGGGCATACCGGCGACGCTACACGATCGCCCGAAGTTCCGCTACGGCGAACGTCGCCCGTTTATTCACTCCGCCGTTTCCCGCTAGACGCGCGACGCGGCGCGGCGTAGGATCGCGGGACCATGCGTAAACTCGTTCTTCTCGCCGCACTCCTCAACGCTTGCGACGACGCCGTTGTCGCGCCCCGCGACGCCACGCTCGACTCGCCCGAGTCCGATGCGGTCACCGTGTTCGACGCCTCGCAGGAGCCGCTGAACGCTCCCGCCGACGTGCTCGACGCGGGCATCGACGCGCGCTGAACATCCACGCCGCCGCTCACGTACAACTCCCGTGAGCACCACCCCCGACCCCAGCGCCATCACCTACTACGCCCATCGTCGCGTTCGCGCCGACGGCCTCGTCTCGTATTTCCACGCGTCGCCGAGTCGGTGGTGGGTCGAGTTGCACGGCAGTACCGAGCCCGTCGTGACGATCCGACTCCGCGAACGTACCGCTGCGGACGCGCCGTCGTCCTACTTCGCGTGGCTCAGGTTCGATCGCCCCGAGCGATACGCGATGGTATGGCCGTCGGAGGGGCAACTCGAAATGTGTTTTCCGGGCGGCTCGCAAGCGGAGGCCGACCGCGGTCTCGGACGCAAGGTGAACTTGATCGTCGAGGAGGTGACGACGTGAGCGCCGACCCTAGTTCGCACGCCTACTACGCCCACCGCATCGTGCGGCGAAGTGGCGTACTCGCACGCGACCCCGAAGCGCGAGCGGCTTCGCTTCTACGGCGGCAACGACCCGATCGTGGCCGTGAGGTTGCGCGAGCGTACCGACGCCGACCCGCCGTCAACGTACTTCGGGTGGCTCGCAACGGGAGGGAGCGCCTACGAAATGGTGTGGCGCTCACGCACGCACTTCGAGGCGTGTTTCCAGTACACTTCCGACGAGGCGGCGAGCAAGGGCCGCGGGCGTCGGGTCAACCTCGTCGTCGAGGAGGTTCCGTAATGCGCTGGCTCACCTCAGATTTGCACGTCGGACACACGAACATCATCACGTACTGCAAGCGTCCGTTCCCCGACGTAGCGGCGATGAACGAGGCGATCTTCTCGCGCTGGCGGGCGTCGGTCGCGCCCGACGACGAGGTTTGGGTTCTCGGCGACGTGGTGCTCGGGCACGACTGGCGCGAGTCGCTGCACGCCATCGCCGCGCTGCCAGGGCGCAAGGTGCTCGTGGCGGGCAACCACGATCGGTGCTGGCACGGGCACGGCGCGAAGCACGCACTGTACGTCTCCGACTACGCCGTCGCCTTCGACGTTCGGCAAGGCACGCAGCGCCTCACGATCGACGGCATCGAGTGCGACGTGTCGCACTTCCCGTACGTGGACGAAGAGCGCGAGCGGCCCGACAAGTACGCGCAGTGGCGCCCGCGCGACGAAGGGCGACCGCTGTTGTGCGGCCACGTTCACGAGAAGTGGCGGCGGCGCGGGTGCGAGGTGAACGTGGGCGTGGACGTGTGGGACTTCGCCCCCGTCGCGGAGACCACGCTCGCGGCGATGCTGCGGGCGATTTAGGACGCGCTCTTGCGCTGCTCGTACGATGCGAGCGCATCGTCTGCCGTGGGCTGCAATTTGTCGAGGTTGATCGCCATGTAGTCGCTGTTCTTGCCGAGGCGCTTGAATCCGATGCGACTCCAGTGCTCGCGCAGTTTTCGGAACGCCGCCGTCCGCTCGGGCGAGAGAGTCGGCGCGTCGGTCGATGCGAACTGCAAGGGGAACGCCTTGCCGATCGCGTAACCGCACCCCGCCCCGAACGTCTTCACGAACCGCATCGCCGCCATAAGCCCGACGCCGATGCCGCGGTGCGCTTCATCGACCTTCACGAGTTCGACGATGAGCGTGTCGATGCCGTTCGATGCGTCTTCGATAAGATCCTCCACCTCGTCGCGAGCGAAGCCCGTCGCGGGGTCGGCGATCGCGTTCATGTACGACACGAGTTAGCCGTCGATCGCGTCGCAGGCGTCCATCGCTTCGTGGTAGGCGCCGCACGCCAGAACACGCCACCCGCGAACCTCGCCGACGATTTTCTCGCGGTCGTCGTCGCCGACGAAAACGATCTTGCCGTCGATGCGCTGCAAGACGTGCTCGAACTCGTCTTCGACGTTTGCGAGACTGCTCTCGATGCCGAAGCGAACCCTGTACTGGTCGATGTAGTGGCTCATGCCACGTTGACGCCGCGATGGTGGCGACTATTCACCGAACGCCGCAGTCCATCGCAGCGCGAACGTACGCGGCGTGACTGTATCGGTTCTCGGCGTCGGCGAAACTCTTGGCCGCTCGGTAGACGCGCGTGACGCAGTTCGGGTTCAGAATCACCGTCTCCGACGCCATCGGCTGAAACACGTCGTAGCCCGATGCCTTCGCGTAGGCGTACGCCTCGCGCACGAACTCCAAGTGCGAGAACGAAGGATCGCCGGGAGTAATGCTCGCGATCCACGCAGCACGCATCGAACGACCGTTCGCCGCCGCGAGTGCGTGCATACGGTCGACCATCCGATCGAACCACGCAGGCTTCGACGACGGCGCAAAACCGAACCTATCGGTGACGTTTGCCGACCACTCCAGAATCGACGCGTCAAGGCGCACTTCTACCGCGAGCACGTTCTTGCCGTACGAGGAATACGGTGTGGTCGTGGTGTAGAAGCCCTCGCCGAAGAAACCCTTGTCGGTGCGACTGCCATACATCGCAGGGTCGGGCTTCTGCTCCGCGAGCAAACGCTTCACGTTCGCCGCGGTCGAACCGTGGAAGTATCGCCGCGTGCGAAGGTCGAACTCGCGCACGGTGAGGCGCCACGGAGGCACGTCGCCCACCCCGTACCACGGGGCAACTCGATCCATGCAGTCGGCGCTCACGGTGGAACGCCCGTTCTTCTGCGCCCGTCGCCCCGCGCGCTTGCTCTCGAACGTCGCGATCACGTCACGGAGCCACGGCGCCACCGGGTCTTGCCACCCGCTCTTGCGGTAGGGGATCGACGGCGTGCCACCCCACAAGAGCCAAGAAACCGCCGCAGGCGACTTCGGGTCGCGCATACGCTTCGCCGACTCGGCCTTCGCGACGCCGTGGCGCGCGAACCACCCGCGCATCTTCTTCGCCTTCGCGTAGTCGATCGGTTCGCCGTCGGCGAGACGTTCGGCCCACCGCACCGTCTCACCGCGCAGCCCCTTGCCCGCGTAGCCCTCGCGGACCAGCGCGAGCCCCTTGCGGAGCGCGGAGCGTACGGCGGCGGGCGCGGTGGTGCTCATCAGCCGACCAGATCGCCCCACGCTCGGATGACGAACTTCTTCTTGGCGACATCGTAGATCACCGTGGCGATGTACGGATCGCCCATGTTCACGCAGAGGAACCGCGTGTCGCCGAAGTAGCGATCGACCCACAGGCCGTCGTCGCGACGGATCGCCTCGACGCCGTGAGCGTCGAGCACGCGGTCTACGCGCGCGAGTACGTTGCCGACGAAACTGCCGCCGTACATCGCGGCCTCGTTCATCGCGTCACGCAGCGACTCCGCGTCGGCCTTCGTGAACGTTCGCCCGTCGTGCCTCGCGTGCGGCGAAACCAGCGCGTAGATTGCAGCCGACGACGGGGCACGAGACACCTTGCGGGCGCTCGCGATCTTCTTGACGCGGGGCTTGCCGGTCTTGCCTCCGCAGATCGCGCACTCCTTGCCGCGGGGCCAGTGATAGAGTTCGTGACTCATGCGGACGCCGCGCCATCGGCTATCGGCGCTCTTGCCCGCCTCCCAGAAGCACGCCTCGTGAACGAACCCGCCGCCAGTGGAGTACCCGATCGTTTTCGCGCTGCTCATCGTGGCGACGATGCTACGCACAAGTGGTGCGCGCGAGCAAGCGATTACGCGGCCTACCAGTTCTTGACGATCCTCACGAGTCGCGCGTCGTTGTGCGGCTTGAGCACAACTTCGTGCTCGTGTCCGAAGCCGCGAGAGGCCAGCGGCGTATCGTCCTGCGCGTGGTGCGCGAGAACGTCGCTCGCCGCCACGTCGTACACGGCGACGAACTTCGCAGCGCCGGTCACGTCGTCGGTGGTGACGGAGAGGCCCGACGTTTCGTCCGCGGACTCGCCCTTGAGTCGCCGGTACATCCGCGCATGGTCGCCGCCGTGATGCGAGACGAACGCCCGCTCGACCCCGGCGTCCCACGCGCTTCGCTGCGCTTGCGGCAACGACTCGTAGTCGCTCAGAAGCGCGTTCTTCGCGTCGCGTGTGCCATAGAACACCCACTCGTTTAGGGACGGGTACAGGGTGTCTAGCGCAGAAGCGTAGGCCCGCTCGCGGAACCCGTTTCGCTGCGAGCGCCTCACGCTACCGGGCCGTGCGATCGCCGAGCACCCGCACACGACGCCGCGCCCGCGGTCGTCCGTGATCGAGCACGCACGCCCGCAACCGGCGCAGCGAACGCGACGCTTGCGCGCGGTCATCGGCGATGTTTGCCCATCCGACGCGAGCCGTTACGCTCTGCACGGCGACGCTCCGCCTCATCGATGTCCGGGGTTTCGTTGAACGTAAGAAAACGACCCTCGCCGACGCGCTTGTGCATCCGCGCGAGACGTTCGTCGCCCTGCCAGCCGGGGATCGCCTCGATGCGCCCCGCCATCTTGGCGCGGTAGTTATCGCGATCGAGGTGACTCTCCATCGCCTCTACCACCGATGTTTTCAGCGCCTTTGATGCCTCGCGAGACCGCGCGCGAAGCCATGCAAGCCGAGCCGAAATAGGCGGCACCGCGCCACTGTTCCGCAGACCCGTGAACCACACGTTGTAGTCGACCTTGTCTCGCATCGTCATCGCATCCATCGCGTCGGCGAGACGGTCGTCCACGAACTCGCTTGCAGCGAACAACGACGTAACGTCGGGCACCCTCAGTTTCTCGTAGTGAAACTCGGTGATCTTGGCCGACGATTCGCCGTGAATGGCACGGAACTCGTAGCTGTAGTGCCGTTCGCCGCGAATCTTCTTTGTCTCGAAGCGAACGATCTCTTTGGCCGTCGCGCTGGTCTTCCACTCGTCTGCCATTCGTCGATCCTATCGTCGGTGCGCGGTCACGCGCAAGTTGAGCCTACCGCCGACTCCGCGGCGCCTTGCGGGGCTTCGCCGCCGAACGTCGCGCGGCACGCCGACCGTTCGTCGCAGCGCGGCGGCGCAGCGGCCCGAGCGCGGCTTCGACCTCCGCGTCCGTCGGGTAGTAGAACGGGACGCCGAAATCCTTCATCATCGCGCGCACCATGCGGAGTTGCGCCTCCGACGTGGCAACGCCGTCCGCGATCTGCGTTGCGAGCGTGCGGGCGAACTCAGCCGCGTCCGCGTTGCCCACGCGCTTCGCGATGGCGTACGCCTCGCGCAGTGCCACCGGGCGCCCATCCCGCGGGTCGTAGGCGTCGGGGGCGACCGCACGCACGGGACCGGGCGCGGAGGGCGCTGCGGGGGCCGTGGGGCGCTGCGGCGGGGGTACGGACGGGGGCCGAGCGGCGGGGGCCGACGCACCGATGCCAGCGCGACGTTCCATCTGCTCGATATGCTGGTGCTCGCCTTCGGTGAGAACCTTCCTCTCGTCGGCGCGATTGTGCATCCGCGCGAGACGTTCGTCGCTCCGCCAGCCGGGGATCGCCTCGATGCGAGCCATCGTATCGAGGCGGTATCGGCCACGATCGGGGACGCTTGCGTTGCGCTCGTAGAAGTCGGGCATCTTCGCGTACTCGGCGCGCATCGAATTGACGCCCTCGCGCCAGTTCTCACGCCAGTTCTTCGTGCGGTTGAAGCCCTTCTGCCCCTGCGCCCTCTTGTTCACCGTCTCCCCCGACACGGTGCTGATAAGCGAGAGTTGCATCGACCCTTCGCCCTTGCCGACGCCCTTGTCGCCGCTGCCGATCGTGGACGACACCTTGATCGCGACCTTGGGGCCGAGAGGGAGTCGGTAGATGCCCACATGGTTCGGGTCGCGCACCCACGGGGTGCCGAGCGTTTCGAGCCACGCTTCGAGGTCGGCGCGGGAGATTTCGACGTAGGTCGACGCGTTCGGGAACGAGCGGCGGGCAGTTCTCTTCGGGGTTCTCACTTCGATTGCTCCGTGCGCAGTTCGCGCGCGTTTCCGACGATCTCACGAAGCCCCGAAACGTAGTAGAGCTCACCGGGCTTCGCGGGGATTCCTCGCGCGGGGTCGCCTCGCAGGTTGAGCGGTCGCGTGACCGAGACGTACCAGAGGTTGAGTTCCTCTTGAACGTCCTTCGGGTTCTTCGGGCGGCGCTTCTGCCACCCGTCGATGCCGTACTTGAACGTTTCATTGAGGATGAACACGCGGTTCGCCTCGCCGCCCTTGATGCGGTGAACCGACGTGAGCACGAGTCGCCCCGCAAGGTGCGCCTTGTACTCCTGCGGCGACATCGCCTTCACGTCGCCCTCGGTCGGCGCGATTTCCTTCAGGCGACGTTCTACTTCGGACGGGGTGTCGATGCCGGGGAGTTGCGTGAGGCCCGTGCGGTCGGGGTTCCAGAACGCGTTGTAGATGAGGTCGACCATCACGACTTCGTGATCTTCGTCGATCATCTGCGAAATGTTGCGGAACTCCTTCCCGCTTCGACGTTGCAGTTCCGTAAGGCGCTCCCTTACCTCCGCGGATCGCGTGGCGCGCTCACGTTCGTGCCAGTTCTGGAGCGCCTCGATGAACACGCCCATATCGTCCGAGTCGCGCGTGCGCGCTCGGATCTTGTACATGATCTCCTTGAGTTCCTTCGCGATCGAACTGCCCTCTCCGAGAATCCACGGGGTGATGCCCTGCGAAATCGCGATGAGCGCCATCGGCACGAGCGCCATGTTCACGCGAGTGATTACGATATCGCCGCGGCCCCACATCTGAACCATTTGGCGCGAGTCGATGCGAGCGCACGTTCCTTCGGGGGTGCCTTCGGGCACCTCGAACTGCGGCACCAGTTTTCGCGCTTCGGCTGCGGAACACGCGGGCACGCGATACGATACGGAGAGCGGCAGAACCGTCGCATTCAACTGCTTGATGAGGCGCTTGATGGCGTCCGAGTCTGCTCCGCGGAATCGATACACCGCCTGCTTGGAGTCGCCCACGACGACAACGCGTCCACCGGGCGCGAGACTGCGGAACACGAGCGCGAGTTGCGCCTTGTCCATGTCCTGCGTTTCATCGACGAAGATCACGTCGTACCGACGTTCGGGTTCCATGTCAGGCGTCGCCGCGACCACGAACGTCATGTCGCGGAACGAAATGAACGGAAGTCTACCGTTCTCGGTGATCTCGTCGTACGCCGCGAGGTCTTGCGGCCTCGCGATGCTGCGAGCGTATTTGGCATTGGCGGGCGGCTCTGTGAGTCGCGCGCGCTGCGCAGCATGAACCCACCGCAGCACGTTCGCGTGCGTGAACCGCTGCGGCTTCGCCTGCGTGCCGCCGATGTACTCCCACTCTCGCGGGTCGCCCGACTCGGGGAGAAGAAGGTCGTGGTCGACTTGCACGGCGCGGATTTCGTCGTCACTGAGGGCGACGTAGCACTCGCAGAGCGAGCACAACTTCTCGATGCCTTCGAGAACGTCACGGAGCTTGTCGCCGCCGATTTGTTCGGGCACCGCAGCCCTCATCACCGCCTTGTCGCGAAGGTAGTCGAGGATGCCGGAGCTCTTGTGCTTCTTGCCCGCGGCGTAGCGAGCGTGCCAGTATCGCCGCAGGATCGAGTAACCGTGCGCCGAGAGCGTCGCGACCGTAACGTTCGTGAGGTTCGCGGGAATGCGAGCGTCGAGTTCCTTCTGAATGCTCGTGTTGAAGGCCACCACGAGAACGGAGAGGGAAGGGTCGATGTGCTTGAGAGCTTCGATCAAAACCGTAGTTTTTCCCGCCCCTGCGACTGCCTCGATCACGAGGTGTCCGACGCCGTTGCGGATCTCATCGAAGATCGCCGTCTGGTAGTGCGACCACTTGCGTTCGGCTGTTGCGACGGCCTTGCTGCGCGAGTCTTCGGGGCGCGCTTCGAGCACCGCGCCTACGGGCGTTGAAGCCTCCTTGACGATCGCATCCTTCGGAGCGTCGGGCACGATTGCCAGTTCCCGACTCGACGGTGCTTCGTTCACGGGAATCGCGGGCTCGACCACCGTCACTTGTCGCGCGACGGGAACCGTGGGGATCGCGGCGCGCTCGGCTGCGTCCTTCGCCTTGTCCGCTTGCGAGAACACTCCGATGCTGGAACCGTTCAGGAGCGCCACGAAGCCCGCGGGACGAACGAGCGGCTCGCCAGCGATCATCGTAACTGCGACCACGTTGTCGCCGATCGTCGTGCTCCACGACGTCGGGAACCCGAAGTTGCGCGTCCACACCGTCGGGGTGCTCCCGTTGCGGTGCGACTTGCGCGAGCGGACGATGCGGGGCGAACGGCGGGCGGAGCGACGCATGGCGGGACACTACCGCGGAATCGTGCCGAACGTCTACCCCGTTCTCAGACCGAAGCCGTCGGCGGCGAGACGCCACACCATCGCCACCCACGCCTCCGCTACGGGCAAGCGGTCGCGCATCGCCGCTCGAAGGTCGCTCAGGCTCACTACGTCGCCCTCCCACGCGAACATCGGGCGTGTCGGTGGCGAGCGGACTGCTATGCAGTCGAGGTACTCCGCGAGAGCGACGTACAGGTCCGCATCGATCGCAGGCATCACGCCGATCGTTGGCGTCCGATGCGGAGGAATTTCGCCGCTATCGCCACGCGATGCGCAGACCGAGGTGTGGATAACATACGCCTTGATCCACACGTCACCAGCGGCTCTCACGTACGGGTTGTTGAACCCCGCGGCGACCGCAGCGTCGATCAGTCGGTTGGCGACGGCGTCGAGTCGATTGCTCACGTTTTCTGCCCCTCGATTCTCGCGATCTCGGCCCTGAGAAGATCGTTCGCCTCCTCGGCCATCGCGAGCATCAGCCTGATCGGCTTCGACTGCTCGCGCTCAATCAACCCGCCCTGCACGATGCCCTCTTGCAGCAAGAGCACCACGAGCGCCCACACGCCGTCGGACTCGTCACGGAGGTATCGGTTCTGCTCGCCGATGCACCCGGCGCTCGGCTCGCGACCGGGCCACGGTGCGCGACGCAGCCCCTTGATCGTCGCCTTCACGCCCGCCTCGCGCAACCACGCGACGATGCGCCGTGCCTCGTGCTCGAACACCACCGGCTTCTCGTCGGGCCAGTGCAGCGCGGGAACCCACGGTGTCGCCGGGAACCTGCGAGCGACAACGGAGTCGCCCTCGCGGAGCACGGCTTCGACCCACGGGCGCTTGCGGCGGGCGAGGCGCGCGTCGGCCGACTCCGCGGTGTGCTCGCCGAGAAACACGCGCGTCTCGTCGGGGTCGATCGCGTAGAGGCGCATCAGTCCCGCCACGGCGTCGCTCCCTCCCACGCAGCGCAGAAGTCGCGCAGCGCATCGTTGCATCGCGCTTCGATCGCGCGCGTTTTCGGCGTCTCGTTTTCGGGGTAGCCGTCAACGTAGAACCTGCGCTGGTACGAGACGTAGCGCAGTTTTCCTCCGTGCCCGAGCGCGCCGACGATGCGCAACTCGGTCGACGGACGCTCGCCGCGGGCTACCCGTTCAGACTCGTGCCGCACGTACTCCTCGCGGGAGAGGATGCGCAGTTCCGCGCCGTTCGCCGCCAGCGTGTCGTACAGCGCGGCGAAGAACGGTGCCACGAGCTCGGCCTGCTTGCGTTCGTCGCTCACGTCCGCGCTCCGTGGGCGCAGTGCTCGTGGCACTCGTCGGGCGAGGCGTCGTGCTCCTCGCAGAACGTGCAGCCCTTGCGCACGTCGGAGTGCGCGGTGCCGCCGCACTGCGGGCACCACGACCCGTAGTCGTCGGTGTTCGCGGTTGCGAGGGTGAATACGTGCCCGCGGACGCAGTGCATTGCGGCGCGGCGGTTGCCGCGAGCCTCGGTTACGGTGAATGCCATGCGACTTGTACGAGCGGAGCGAGCGAGTTCTTTACGTCGCCTCGCCGATTTCGTCGGCGGTCATCGCTTGCCGCCCGCGGTGGCGGGCAGCGTGTTCGTGAGCGAGTGCGTGCGCCCGACGTTCTGCGCGGCGCGGAGCGCACTGAGGAGGTGCGGCGCCACCACGCCGCTCTTGCGGCCCTCGACGGGCGGGAGCGGCATCGCTGCGAAACGGTAGCCGTTCTCCACCGTCTCGAACAGTTCCGCGAGTTTCGCGCGGTGGTGCTCGTAGAGTTCCACCGCGGAGAGAACCGCCGACTCCGAGCCGCGGAACTTCGTGGTCTTGCCGTCGGTGCGAAACTTCTCGTTCGCTCGCCCACGGTAGAGGGTCCGCCCGATGCTGAATGCCGCGCAGCCCGCGAACACCGCGCAGTGAACCGAGAGGCGCTCCTCGTACTCGTGCGCGTACGTTACGCACTGCTCGATCTGCGGTTCGCTCTCGGGGATCGACACTTCGGCGCCGTACTTCGCGATGTAGCGATCCATCACGCGGCGCGCGTTCTCGCGCTCCTCGGCGGTGGCGGTTTCGCACGACGCGATGGCGTGCAGGCGGCGGAACGTTTCGCGCGGGTTCTCACTCATCTTGCTCTCCCAACGCCGCGAGCCCGCACCGCGCGAGTTGCGCAGGTACGGGCGTCGTGGCGGCGGCGTGCCTCACTTCGTGATGCGGACGACCTTCCACCCCTGCACGCTGGCGTTCATGCGGAGGAGGCCGTGCGCCGCCTTGCCCGCCGTCATGCGGACCTTGCCACTCTCGTCGATGGCGGCGATCCACCCGGCCTTCGGGGCGCGGCCGAAGCAACCGCGCATATCTTCGAGTGCCTTCGCGAGCGAAACCGTGTCGGTCGTGTTCTTCATGGTGTCTCTTCTACGCCCGTCGGGGCGCCGTTCTTTACGACGCCCGATCATTTTTCCGCGCAGTGCTCGCAGTCGCACGGCTCGGCGCTCACCACGTCGCGCAGGAGCGCCGCTACGGACTCGCGGTGTACGCAGTGCGTCCCCTCGTACGCCCACCCCGGACGCAACTCCGCCCACAAGCTAGGCACTTCATCGACCGTCTCGTCCCACGCCGAGAGAACGCGCGGGTGCGCGAGGATTTTCTGCCACGACTTCGTTTTCGTAGGATTGCGCATGCGCAGTTATACGCACCGCAACGACCCGCTTCTTACACGCCCCCGAAGTTTTCTTCGAGCGGGCAGAGCCTACCGCGTGCGGCGCCGCACGGACCGGCGACCGTTCTGCTCGCTCCTGCGGTCGTCGGGCAACTGGCCCACCGAGAACAGGTTGCGGTCGGGTTCGCCCTCGCGCGGGAGCGGGCGCTTGCGCCAGTACATCACGAGGCGACGGAACGCATCGAGTTCCCGCTGCGCAGACGCGATCGTGGCTTCGATGCGCTCGCGGTCGAACTTCTTCGTCGCGTTCTCGGCGGCGCGCTGCATCGACTCGATCAACTCGCCGAGCGCGGCGACGTTCTTCACCGTGCCCGCGGGCGACAACTCGAAGGGCGGGAACGCAACGCCGTCGCAACGTCCCTCGATGCCGCCCTGATAGCGGGGGCGCTCGTAGCCGTGCAGCACCATCACGGGGAGGTCGCCGCGCCCAGCTTCGAGCTTGATGTTGCGGAAACACACGGGGCACGTTCCGGTGTTGTCGCGAGTCCGCGCCTCCGCGGGAACGTGCTCCTCGACGTTCAGGAAACGATTCACGCGCGCAACCCAGTCGGTCTCTTCGTCGAGCCACGAGGTCAACTCGTACGTCGAGACACCGGGCGCGCGACGCTTGCGACCGCTGGTTACGTCTACGACGTAGGTGCCGTGGCCCCGCATCGGCAGAAGCTCCACGGACTTGCCGTCGAGCGATGCGCGGATCGCGTCGACCGCGACGACGCCCTCGTAGGTGACGTACCAGTAGCCATGCGCGACGTCTTCGGCGCTTCGGCGAACGTCGGAGAGGAACACGGCGCCCGACTTGAACTTCGCGGGGATCTTGTCGACCACGCGAGTGCGGAGCGCGCTGGCGAGCGTCGCGAAACTCTCTTCGTCGTCGGCGTATGCGTGCGCTGGCCTGTTGTCTCCGACGCGAGCGAGCGCGACGAACTCCTCCGCGTGCCCACCGATCGCTTCGAGAACCGCCGCCAGTTGCGCGAACGTGAGCGATGCCGTCGCGCCCTTGCGGATCTTGAGCATCACCTCGCGCAACTTGTCGTCGGAGAGCGGCTTGCCGTTGCGGACGTGGTGTCGCGTGTTCTTCATGTCCGTCCCCTTTATGCCCGATGCGCAGTGCGCCCGCAATGGCCGATCACAACGCCACGCCCGCGGCGTCGTACCACCGCACGGCGCCGACGCCCGACAACGTGAGGTCGTCGATGGTGCCGAACGCCGCGCCTTGCGGCACGCCGTTGTGCGCGCGATGCTCGCGGAACACGGGGTCGAGCACCCACCCATCGAACGACGGCGAAACGATCACGGGCAAGCGCACGCACTCCGCGGCGGTGAATTGACTGCCGAGCGATACCAGTCGCCCCGTGATGCTCCGTGGTTGCGCGAACCACGAGAACGCACCTTCGCTGCGCTGGTGTCGCCCCGCGTGAACGCGGCGCACGTCGTCGGGCTCGATGCGAACGTCGGTGATCCCGAGTGCGGCGACGATGGTGTTGAGTCGGGCGGCGAGGCGCTCGCGTGTGGTCGGCATACGCTACCGACGTGCGCTGCGAGCGCCGTATTCAGCGGGAGCGCGGCATCAGGGGCGCCCGGTGCCCCACCGGATCTGGCCGAACTTGCTCCGCACGCTGGCCGCGGTCATCACCGCGACGCGGCTCGCGGGCACGCCCTCTTCGACCATCGCCTTGCGCTCGTCGACCGCATCCTCGCGGAACTCGTTGCCCGCGTGCACGAGCCCGGTGACCTTGTCGACGACGTAGTAGCCGTACTTCGCGCGACCGTTGCGGACGCTGGTGCGCTTCTGAACCGACACGACGTTCTTCCATCCGACGATCGGAGTATGCCCGAGAGCCCTCTGCTTGACGCCGGTTGCCTCGCTGCGCTTGCGCGATGACGTTCGACGGGCGAGCAACCACTTGATGCCTTCGCTCGGATTGCTACGATCAGTGATCCACGCGGTTGCGGAGTACACGCGACCATTCTTCGACGCATATGACACAGTGTCACCGAACTCGATGCTTCGCATGAGCGATTGCGCTTCGTCTCGCGTCATACCATCGGTTCGTTCAGCGAACCTCGCGTCGTAGACGCTACCGTTGCGGACGGAGGCGAACTTCGCGGGGCGCTTCTTCGGAGACTTCTTCGTGGTTGCCATGCTGCGACGCTACACGAACGCCGCCAGAACGCAACCGCTCAGTCGCTTCTGCGTCGGCACGGTGGCGAACGCTTGATGCCAGCCTCGTGCAGAACCGCCGCGAGTTCTTCGAGCGCGCGTTCGTCCGCATCGTCGCGACGCGGGTTTCGGGCGAGCCGCGTGTAGAGGTCGAGCGTGTTGCTGAGACCTTCGGGGTGCAGGCGGTCGATGCCGTAGAAGGCTTCGTAGAGCTCACTGGCCGTCTGCAACCGAGGGTCCGCGACGTTGTGCATCGCCTTGCCGTCGCGGAGCACCACCACCTCGTCGCCGCGCAGGCCGCACAGCGTGAGCGGCGCCTCGACGCCCGCGATGAACGTCATGCGCGGGAACGTGGCCCGCACGCGCTCGACGAGCGTGACTTGCTCCGCGGGCGGGAGGTGCGCGTCGATCGCGTCGATGATGCACACGCCATCCATCGCGGCGTAGAAGTCGGCGGGCACCGTGCGCCCCGCCTTGACCTCGCGCACCACCCACCGGGCGCACAAGTCGGCGACCCACGCGGCGATGCCGTTCGCGCCGCTCCCGAGGCGCCGCAGGGGCACGCCGTCGACCTCGACGTGATCCTCGCCCATGCGGACTCGCTCCGCGCCGAGAATCGCCGCCAGCGCGCCGCACGTCCCGTCGTACGCGCCGCCGTAGAGCGCGGCCCACTCCGACTCGCCGACGAACGAGGCGATGCGTAGCAGTTCCGCGAGAACGTGTCGCGGTCGCAGAAGGCACGCCCGGTCGCCGAACACGGAACCGATATGCCGCCACCCGTTGAAGCCGTCGCAGTCGTCGAGGCGGTTGTCGCCCACGTTGTCGTCGCGCACGCGGTCGGCGCCGTACGCGACGAAGAACCCGCAGAACGTCGGTTCCCGAGACTGCACCGGGTTCCAGTGGGCGCCGTCGCGGGAGAAGTACGTCGCGAACGGTTCTTCGCCCGTATTGATGATCGCCATGCCCTCGCGGCACCCGTCGCGTACGATCGGGTAGATCGGTCGCGTCGGCGCACCCGCGTAGACGTTCGGCCCTGCGAGCGCGACGGCGGCGCCTCGCAGCGCGGACGTGACGCCCTCGCCGACGAGCGCGAGGAACTGCCCGCCGCGAGCGGGCGGGAACCGTACGCGAACGTCGGCGAACGGGCCGATGTTGTGCAGCCGGAGCGAGCCGATCACGGCGCCACCGGAGCGGGAACCGCGGCGGCGATGGCGACGGTCGCCATCGTGTGGTGGGCGATCTTCGCCCACTCCGCGTTGATCTTGCTCGCGAGGGCGGTGGCGTCGAGCGCCGTGCGCTTGCCGTGGAACACCCCCGCTTCGATCGCGGCCTTCGCCTCGCCGAGACCGAAGCCGGTCGCCGCGCGGAGCGCCTTGATCGCGTCGACCCTGCTGTAGCGCCCGGTGCAGTTCGTGTAGTCGGGCGTCGTGAACGCGACGACGTACACGGTCCCGGCGTGGGTTTTCGCCGCGAGCGTGTACGCCTCCGCGAGCACGGCGTCGCGGTCGGCGGGCGTGAGGCAGGCGATCGCGGTTGCGAGTTCGGTGAGGTTCGGCGTGTTCATGCGCCTTCTACGTCGCCAGCGCCGCCGTTCTTCACGGCGCGGCGGCGATTTACTGCACCGCGAACCAGCCGAGCGCGTACACGATGTTGTTGCCCACCACGAGCGCCAGCGTGGCGTAGAAGATAACTCGCGCGGGCGAGACGTTGTGCTGCACGATGCGCTGCAACTCCGGCGCGATGCTGCGCTCGCGGTCGAGTTCCGCCCGCAGCGCGACGTTCTCCGCGACCACGCGCTCGTAGTCGGTGCGCGGCACCGTGTCGTCGGGCGACGTTCGGTAGTCACTCACACGCGCCCCACGTTCGCGACGCCGAGCATCGCCATGTTCATCACCCCGAGCGAGAAGAGCCCGCCGAGCACCGCATACTTCGCCCACGACGGGAGCGGCGGCACCAGCGTCGCCGCGAGCACGCCCGCCAAGGCATCCTTCGCCGCGTTCGGCCCGAGCGCCGCGATCTTCGCCTGCGCTTCGGCACGGGCGCGGGCCACCTCGACTTGCGCGGCGTGGCGCGTCACTTCGTTCGCGGACACGAGGCCCTCCGCGAGTTCCGCGACGTGCTCCAGCGCCTCGCGCCCGAGACGCTTGCGCATTTCGCCAACCTCGACGCCGTACGTCTTAGGCGTGAGCACCCGCGCGATCGCTTCGTCGGAGCACGGGCGGCACTCCTCGACGCGCGCCTCCTTCGGGAGCGCCTCGCGCTTCGCAGTGCCCCACGAGCGCCACTCGCCGCTCGCGTGATGGTACGCCTCCCACACGTCGTCGCCCGACGCCCGCATGCGCAGCGGGAGTGCCCACCCGGAGCGCTCCGCGCGCCTCGCCTCGACACGTTCGGCGAACGCCCGCGCCGCCGCTTCGGGATCGTCGCCGTCGATCGTGTGCGACCGGAACATGCCGATCGGCGCTTCGATCACGCGCTCCGTCGTGACCGTCGTCGTGCGAGTGAACTGCGGCGCGAGTTCCCGCAACCACGCGGGCACACGCGCCCGCACCTCTTCGGTGACGATCGTCGTTGCCGTCGCGGCATAGTCGCCTTCGGGCATCGGCACCACCACGTCTCGCGTGAAACGATGCACCTCGCGAACGTCGCGCTCCCCGAGGATCACCCGTGCCCACGTTGCAAACCCGTCGGTCGGCGTGTTGCGCTGGTACAGGCTCCGCTCGCGAGGCTCCGCACGCCAGCGCCACCCGACCATATCGCGCGTGAACCAGAGCGACGTTTCGCGCGCGTTGCGGACGTTCTCCGGGTTCTTGCGCCATCGCCAGCCTTCGACGAACTGCGCGGGACCGATCGCGCCCGCGAGCGCGACGCCGAGACGCGGCGCGGGGGCCAACGTCGCCGTGAAGCCTCGCCCGCGCAGGTACTCCAGAAACGACGCGCCGCGCATCACCTCGCGCCCCACGGCGGGGCGAACGATCGTCGCGCAGACCGACGCCGCGCCGACGCGCAGGGTGATGCTCCCGCCGTCGCGCTCGCCTTCGGCGTTGCTCCGCCACTTGAATGCGATGTTCATCGTGCTCACCAGTAAACGTGGACGCAAAAGGCGTCGCTGAGAACGTCGTGCAGTTCGTTGAGAAGCGGGCCGTCGTAAGGGCTCAAGAAGTCGTCTTCGTTTTCCTTGCGGTACTTGCGATCGAGACGGACGAGCTCCCTGTTCTTCGCGCCGTAGTGCTTGAGCACTTCTCGCAGAGACTCGTCGAGTAACGATCCTGCTTCGGCACCGCGTCGGCGTTCGAGAAACGCGACGAGCGCGTGAGCGTCGTAGTACGACTCGGCCTTCGGCGGCGTTATCGTCCGATCGCTCACGAGGCCACCGCCACCGTGAGGGCGCCGATGATCGAGTCGAGTTCCGCCCGGTCGGCGGGCGACGTGATCGTCGGCGAGAGGCGCAGCGCGACGAGGCGCTCGACTTGCTCGCGGACGGCCTGCGCGGCAGTCGGCGAGAGAGGCTCGACGTGGCGCACGAACGGCGGTTGACGCGGTTGCGACGGAGCACCGTACACCGGGATGGTCACGAGTTTTCGATCCAGCGGAGGGATCGTGTTGAAGGGCTTGCTTGTCACGCCCTTGCGACGGCCCGCGCCCCGCGATTATTCACGACGCCGTGCGATTCTCTCCGCCCGCCGTTAGCAGCGCGAGCCCGCACCGGAGCACGTCGGCCCGCGTACCGACGGCGCCCGAAACGCAGTTGCGCCACCGCTCGCATCGCGCGTCGCACGGGCGCCACCCCTCGCGGAACACCGCCATCGTCACTCGCAGCGCGAGGCTCACCGGCACCTCGCCACGACGATCGAGCAGTTGTCGTCGCCGCCCATCGCCATCGCTTCGTTGTGCGCATCGACGGCGAAACGTTCGATATCGCCGCCCGACGCATCCCACAGCGACGCGATCGTTTCGTCGTCGATCATGCCGTGCAGCCCGTCGGAGCATAGCATCACGGCGTCACCGGGGAGCGTGGCGATGCGCGCGATCGTCGGTTCCCACGCGACGCGACAACCGCCACCGAGGCATCGCGTGAGCATGCTCTGCACCGCGTGGTCGCGCGTGAGTGAGATCGCGTTTCCGCGCCGCAGAAGGTACGCCCGCGAGTCGCCCGTGTGACCCACGACGACGCATCGCTCTTCGACGCGCACCGCCACGAGCGTGCAGCCCGCATCATCGGGCACGAGCGCCACCGTGCGCTGCGCGAGTCGGAACGCCTCTTCGAGCACGCCCTCCGCACGTTGCGACCGCACGCGCTTCGCGTAGTCGAGGAACGTTCGCACCGCCGCCTCGGAGGCGACTTCGCCGTGAGCGTGCCCGCCCATGCCGTCGGAGAGAACGAGAAGCTCTTCGCGGATGCCCACGCAGTCTTCGTTGTTCGTGCGCACGCGACCCACCCCCGTGAGCGCGACGGCGTTTGTCTCGCGGACGATTCTCGGAGCGGGCGCGACGGGCAGTCGCAGTTGTCTCATAATGGCGACCACGATAACACCGATTATCGCGGCGCGCGAGTCACCCGATCGTACGCTTCGACGATCGCCGGGAAGTCGGCGCGGTACGTGCCCTCCGTGAGCAGTTGCTCGCGCGTGCTCCACACGGCCTCGCCTTCGGCGCCGCCACGCAGTCGTGCGCCGCTGGCGACCTCCGCAGCGAACACCGAGCAGCGGTGCCCGCCGATGCTCGCCACGAGCACGAGGCGCAGGTTGATCGCCTCGACGCCGCCCTCTTCGCGTGCCTCTCGCACCGCCGTCTCTTCGGGCGACTCGCCGGGTTCGGCCTTGCCGCCGAGGAGTTCCGGTTGCCCGTTGTGCTTGCGCGACTTGATGGTCGCGAAACGTCCGTTGCGCTCGATCAGCACGCACGACGAGAGCGTCGCCGGTTCGCACGGCGGCACGGGTTGATCGTCGGCGCTGAATCGCGTTACTGCGTCGCGCGAGTAGACGTTGAACGTGCGGTACTTGCGCCCGTTGTCGAGGCGCTCCGCCCACCGTGCCAGCGCGCAGTTCGCGCATTGCCACACGCCACCGGAGCGTTTCCATGCGTGTCTCACGACGCCCCTCCGCGGGCCACGCCCTTGCGGACACGATCGGCCTCCGCTCGCATCTGTTCGTCGAGCCCGTGCGCCGTGAACTCGTGCATTTCCTCCTTCTGCGCGCTCACGAACTCGGCGTAGGCGGCGTGCGCCTTCGCGGCGCGCAGTTCCACTGCCGAACGTGCGATCGTGGCGTGGGCGTCGCAGACAAGCGGGATCGCATCGAGTTCCGTCGGGTTATGCACCCGCCAGTGCTTCGGGAGGTCGCCCGTGAGGAGCGCCGTCACGTCGACCGACGGACGGGTGAATTGCGCGTAAGGGAGCGGCGCGGTCGGTTCCGCGGAGCAGTACAGGCATCGGTCGGCCTGCGCGAGCGTCACGATCTCCTCGCGCCGTCGCTCGCGGACGGTGAGCGCCCGCTGCGGTGGCGGCACGGAGGGCTCCGTCGCCGTGGTCGCGTCGAGGCTCGGGAGCGCCGCCGTGGGGCGCGCAGTGGCCTTCGCGCGTCGTTGCCGCGCCCGCCATACCGCGTACACCGCCGCCACCGCTGCAAGCATCACGGCCAGAAGGCTAATGTCGTACTTGTTCAAGTTGCCTCTCGATTGCTGTTGCGATGCGCGTCACGCTGCGAACGTAGATCGCCGAACGTAGGCGCGCTCTACGATATCTACGCCCGCGAGGCACCGCGCATTCACCGAACTGGTAACGATTCAACGCCCGCGGTGTAGCGCGACAACGGCGCAGGGCCGACGCGAGCGACCGGGCGGCGCACGTCGCCTGTTGCCAGTCGTCGGTGCCGTACGGGTTGCACGCCGCCAGCGAAGCCCGCGCGTTGCGTAGCCGGTAGCCCGACTCGACGAACACGATCGCGTGCAGCGTGGCGCAACGTGTGACGCCCGCGTCGGAGCAAGCGTAGTCGACCATCTTCGCGCGCACGACGAACGTGTCGCGGGCCAGCGGGTCGTGCAGCGTGCGGGCGACGGAGGGGAACAGCGCCGAGAGCGCGAGGGCGACCGCGTGGGCGGTGGGGAGGGAGACGGTCACTCCGAGTAGACGCGAGTGACGGGGCGGGGATTCAGCGGCGCGACTTCTTGGGCTTGCGGGCGACGCGCTTCTTGGGCGTGTTCGCTTCGAGCCACTCGTCGAGGTCCGAGTCGTTGCGAACGGACGAACTGAGTCCGTACGCCTTGCCGTTGTAGCCGTCGAGCCAGAGGATCATGCCGCTCGCGGTGATGTAGGGCGCTTCGTCGTAGCTGCGACCTTCGCTGTCGAACACGTCGCGGAGGCGCTGCACGTCGGCCACGCTCTCGACGGAGTACGGCACGGAGAGCACGTCTCCGCCGTCGTACGAGCCGCCGTTGATCTGCCGGACCTTCGCCTTCTTCGCGACCGCTTCGGACGCCTTCTGTTCGAGCGCCATCACCATGCTCGTGAGGTCGTCCATGTGCGGACGCTTGTACTTCTTGAGCAGCCCCTTCGCGAACTTCTTCGCGTCGGCGTCGCGATCACCCTTGGCGTCGTCGTCGAAGTTGTCTTGCTCGAACGTGAAGTCGACCGTGCAAATCGCTCGTGTGAACATACCCGCATCGGAGCACGGGAGGGGGGGGGGTGTCAACGGCGAAAACGTCGCTACGCGGGGAGCGCGTGGCGGGGATTCGCGGCGCTTGCCCGTGCGCGGCGTGCTCGCGTAGAGTCGCACGATGCTCACCCGCAAGCCCGCTCGCCGACGTTCGCTCCTCAACCCGGAGCCGACGATTCTCTACCCCGACGGGATGCGCCCGGTGCGAGCCCCGTTCATCATCGGCGCCGAGTACAGTTTCGACAACTTCGTCGATGGCGTTTTCGTACTGAGGTTGGGGTATCGCGGGGCGGCGTTCGTGCTCGATCGTGCTGGCGCTACGCCGCAGACAGGCGCGGGGCCGGTGGGCATCCACGACGAGGCGGAGTTCTTCGCGATGAAGCCTCGCCTCGTTCGCGTAGACCGCCAGCGGATTGCATACGACGTGCAGAGCGTTTACACGCCGCTGCTCGACCCCGACGATGATCCTCGCGAGGCCGTGAGTCGCAGCGCCGAAATGTTCGCGCACATCACGGGCACGAAGAAGGTCTCGCTCGGTCGCACGAAGGCGTCGGTTGAAGCCGCGCGCAAGCAACTTCGGCGCGACGTTCGCGCCTTCGCCGAAGCGAACCGCATCGACCCGTACGAGGGCCGCGCCCTCTAGGCCGCGCCGACGCCGTGGATTCAGTGGTTCAGAATCCGGGGTCGAAATCGTAGGCGAGCGCGAGACTGTACTCGCGGTGCTTGATGTCGAGCTTCATGCGCTTCGCCGCCGCTTCGATGGCCTTGCGGTCCTTCGGGTGTACTTCATCCCACCGCAGCCCGCGGGAATGGTGCGCCGTTCCGCTTACGCGAGCCACGTTGCCGTACCGATCGTTCCCGAGTTTTCGGGCGAGCGCGCGGAGCTCGATGAACTTCTCGTCGTCGAGCTTCGCCTTCGCCTCCTGCTTCGCCTTCGCGGCGAGCCCCGCGGGCGAACGGCAGTAGTCGCACGGGCCTGCCCAGTGCCCGGTGTCTTCGTTGTAGCCTGCGTCGCACTCACACGCGGTCGGAGCGGCCTTCGGCTCGGGCGCGAGAAGCGATTCGGGCGACGCGCCTACGGACGTCATACGCATCGTACCGCCGCCGGATACGGCGTACCACGATCCGATTTTGTAACGCTCACCCATCGTCTTGCGCGCAAACTTGCGTGCGCCAGCGAGGGTCTTGAAGTGTCGCGTCGCACTGTACCCGTCCGACGACTTGAGATAGATGGTGATCTCGCCGGAGTTGCGAACCGAACGTCGGACTCGCGTCTTGCTTTTCTTGCTCATGGGGTAGGATCATACCGGAGAGCGCGGGGCGGCACAACTTCGTTGTTGCTGCGCCTTCTCACCCATCGCTCCGCCACCACTTGCCGCCGTTGAACCGGAAACCGTTCGCTCGAAGCCACGACTTCTCGGCATCGGCGGTGTGCCGACCGAAGCGGTCTGCCATCCACCCGTACTCGTACTCAGAATGCGGAGGGTTGCCCGATAACACGACGCGTCGCAGTCGCTCCGTCGCGAGAGACGGCGGAGCGTCGGCGAAATACTCTCCGAACGTGGTGGAACTAATCGTTCTCACTCGCCGCGCGCCCGCGATCGTTCGAGTTCCGTCGCGGTCGCCGACACCAGCGCCGCGACGGCGGCGAGGGCGTCGTAGAGCATCGGGAGAGCCGCCGCGCGGCACCCCGCGCCGTAACGCATTTCGGCCTCCGCAGCGGCGAGAAGGCGCCTCGCTTCGGCCAGCGCCGAAGCCTCGCGGTCGGTGAGTTGCCCGCTCACTTGCGGTTCCGCCATTGGGCGGTAGTCACGATTTGCCCGAGCGGTTGCGCCGCTATTCACGGCGGAAGGGGAGCGGATTTTCGGACCGCGACGGCATCGCGCTTCTCCTCTTGCCACGCATATCGGTATCCGTCGGCGCGTTGCAACACGCCGCAGTGTTTCCAAATCACGTCGATCCTCTTGTCTTTAGCGCAAATGGCGAATTGACCATTCGCCCGCACGGCAACGCGCCCGACGTACGTTCCAGCGTACTTGCCTCGCGGCGGTGTAGCACGGACCATATCGCCAGTGCGGAATCCACGCACGGACTTCTCGCGCATCTTCGGAACGCCGCGAGGGAAACCGTAGGCGTCCGAGTGTTGCCGTTGGTACGTGCCGCGCCCCGTGCTGTAAACGTAGAGCGTTTGCGTGTCGGCACCAATCACACCGCCGACGTTACCCGCGCACACGGCGTCGTTGGCGTGCGTCTTCGGAACGTTGAAACGGTGGCGGTTCCACTTCGTTCGCCCGCCACTTGACGCCTCGACGGGCACCCCGAGAGACCGCAGCGCGCGATCGAGCGCCCATCGGGTCGAGTTCACCGCCGCCGCGTCGCGCAGCGACTCCTTGAGTCCTGCGAGAATGCGCGCCGCGCGTTTCGGGTCACGTTGGAGAAACACCGCCAGTGGTTGCGCGCCCTTGCGCTGGTTGCAGGGAACGCAGGCGGGCACGAGGTTGCTCGGGCGACTGCTTCCGCCGCTCACCCGCGGCACGACGTGATCGAGGTTCAGCGCCACGTTCTCGGCGTCGCAGTAGGCGCACGAGCGACCCCACTTCTCCAACACCCACTCCCGAGTCTCGTAACCTGCGAGCGTGCCTTGCCGGTATTCCACGCCGCTGATCTCCGGGTTCTGCATCAACTGCGTGTCGAAACGCACCCGCTCCACGCTCACGGCGGCGACGGGATACCAGCGCATGAGACGACGAGTCCATGAGAGCGTCGTTTCGACGCGGTGGTTGAGAGACGGTCGCAGCGTGCCCTTCGCGGGTCGGCGATTGCTGAAACGCGCCGGTCGGTAGCGAAGGTTTGCTAGGCGACGGCGCCTTCTGCTAGACGATCGCCTCTCCATCTGCCCGCGGATAACGTCGCCGCGGTGCGTGAGTTCCATCTTGAACAGGACGACGCGCGTCGGGCCGTCGCCTTCGCTGGCGGCGGGAACCTCGCGGACGACGGCGATGCCCGTCGTCTTGCTGCCGGGATCTTCGCAGACCCGGACGGGTTGCACGTCACCACCGACACGATCCTTGAGACGGATCACGAACGGCGTGTGATGCGCCACCACCGCACGCCCCGCACGGAGCAACTGGCGTGCTCGCGCGGGATGGCACGGCATCAGCGGAACGCCGCGCTTGTCCAGTACCGGAACCCACGCTTCTTCGGAACGATTCTTCTCGATCATTGGCGTTACCGCCTCAGTTGGGGCCTTGCGGCCTTGTCGTGACGGAACCGCGAGGCACCGCGGTTCGCTCCCCTCGTGAATGTCGATCGTCGCCCATGTGCGTACCCGTTTCTGTCTGACCCGACGTGACTACTGCACGCACTGCAAGTGGGTACGGACTGAGGAAGCATCCGTACGTTGCCCGAGGCAAGCGTTCCGATCGACGTAGCGAGGCTCGAACGGGTTGCCAACCCTACCCTCGCTAACACTGGTAAACATGGGCTTTCTCAGTCTCCTTAGAAAGCCTCCGCCCGAAGGCGGAGGTCGATTACACGCCGATGGGAGCGACGCGAATAGGAGCGTCGTGGTGCATGTCTCGCGACACTATAGCGCGATTCCATCCAGCAATGTCTCGTTTTTTGTCTTTTCACGCATCGCCGCGCCGTTGCCGACGTACTGGCCTCCCGCGCGAAGGTCGACGGGGGCACCCGTTTCGAGCGCAGTGCGGATCGTGCCGCCCGTTCCGCGAGCGCGCCCGCCGAAGCCCGCGCCGCGATACCACTCGGTGTACTCACCTCGCGCGTGTTCGGCATCGAAGCCGCCGCACGCGAGGAGCGACTGCGCGAGGGCGACCGCCATCTGCGTGTCGTCCGTGAACGCCCCCGCCTTCTCGCCGTCGGGTCCGAGGCCGAACTGGCGCCCGCCGTCGTCGCACGCGAGAAACGTGTTGTCGGGGTCGTGGCACCACGAGTAGCGGGCGCGGTCGTCGCGCGATTGCTCGAAGGGCTTGCCGAGCGCGTCGGCGGTCGCGAGTGCTGTGAGAACGTGACGCATTACGATTCCTCGTTTTCGATGCCGATTAGCACGGCGGTGGTGAGAAGAAAACAGCACAAGGCCATCGGGTCGAGACGCGACGCTGCCAGCGCGAAGAACGCGCCGTCGATCGCGTAGAGGCACTTCGTCGCCGCACGTTCGAGCGAGACAACGATCACGGATGCACCCGCCCCGCGAGGAGCGCGTCGAGGCAAGCCTTCGCGTGCTCTCGCGCTGCGGTGAAGTCCGCGAACGACACCTCCGTTTCGGTGCGCCCGTCGCCCGTCGGCACGAGCCCGCCGTGTGCGTGGCGCAGCGTCACCTTGCGCGACGTGAGGCTCGACTCGATCACGAACGGCCCGACGGTGGCGCTCTCCCGCGCCTCGCGGGCCTTCTCCGCGACCGTGGCGGCGGGAGTCCCGACGGGGGCACCGCGGAGCGTCTCGAACAGCCACGAGTCACGCGGCGTGATCGTGCGCCCGTCGTCGTCGCGCCACACGACGATGCCGCGCTTCACGGAGACCACCTCGGCGGTCACCTCGACGTGCGGCGAGGGGCCGACGTGCTCGCGCCTCACCACCCGGAGGGTGACGTTGCCGTCGGGGGCGAGCGCGAGGAGTTGTGTGACGGTGGGGATCATCCCCATCCGACGTTGTAGCGGCGCCTGTATTCAGCGAAATCTGCGATGGCCTGCGCATCGAGGAACGCGCACTCTTCGTTGCGGGAGTACCGGACGCAGTGATCGATCACGTCGAGCGCAACGGCGACGGGCGCGAGCAATGGCGCGCAGTAGCCGTAACGCATCTGCACTTCGCCCACCGATGCGACGGACGAGAACGAGACTTCGCCAGTGACGATGCGACGCGCCAGTTCAGCGTTCGGGCGAACGATGAACCTCACGCTTCGGGTCGGGCCGAAGTGATCGTGGTCGCCTGTCGCGTACACGCCCACACCGCGCTCGTCGATCGACACGATGAACGTCGCGCGACCGATGCGCCACCGCGGCGCCTTCGTCGTATGCGTGAGAACCTCCCACCCGCAGCGGTCCTTGCCCGAGAGGTACGGCTCGGCGCTCGGGGCGCCGTACCGTTCCGTGAGCGTCGCAACGATCGCAGCGTACGTGCTCGCGGGGTCGTCCGTCACGCCGCGCAGTTCGCGAACGAGCGGCGCCCGACGCGCGGTGTCCTGAGCCTTCGCTGCGGCGACTACGCGGTCGTTGCGAGCCTTCTCGGCACCGTACTCGCTCGCGCGCCGAAGGTCTTGCGGGTCGATCGCCTTGCCCGTGCGCGCAGCGTCGGCGATGCTCCTCGCCGTAGCGTTGAGCACGGCCTCGATGCGCTCCGACTCCTTGCGGGCAGCGTGCGTGGCGGCGTTGAGTTTCGCGAGTTCTGCGAGAACGTCGATCGTGTGTCTCACGGTGCCTCCGAGGTGCGGAACGGTTGCCCGGTGCCGCGGTGAGCGGCGAAGATCGAGTTGAGCGCCTGCGCCATCGCTTCGGCGTCGTCGCGCGAGAACTGGAACGCGATGCGCGAGTCGCCGACGCGGCCCTCGCGGAGCATCGTGAGGGCATCGGTCAACCCGAGACCGAAGTGCTTGCGAAGCGCGAGCACGGCGGTGACCTTGTAGTCGTCGCTCACTCCCGCGATCGTGATGCGGTAGCGCGTGGCGGTGTCGGTGGTGTCGGTCGCGTCACGCATCGAGAAACTCGATCGTGCGCGCTGCGAGGGCGAGGTGCGCGGCGGGGGTCTCGTTCTCGCCCGTGGCCTCGATGCGGTGCCACGGGAGCACCTCGCGCCACTGGCCGTCGTGGAAGTGCTCGGTTTTCGCGCTAACGTCGTCGGGCTCGTTGCCGAAGTTCTCCCACCGCGAAGTGGTCACCCGGATCTTGCGGCCCGAGAGAAGCCACACACTCACCGCGGTGTGGTTCTTGATGTCTTTACTCGTGTCGAACAGAAACGGTTTCGTGTCGATCATGGTGTGCCTTCTGCGTGCGGTGGGCGGGTGTTCTTGCGGCGCTGCGGCGATTTCTCGCTCCCGCTAGGCGTGCCGCTCCGTGATGCGCGGGTCGTCGAGGTAAAGCGTGACGCCCCGGAAGATATCGGGGCACGACCACACGCGGTCGACCACGCGGCGCTTGAGTCCGTCTTCGAGCACCACGGAGTCGCCGATGGCGGGCGGGACCGCCGTCGAAGTGCGCCCGTACGACTCGTACCGCCCGGTGCCGATCGTGCCGTTGACTACTTCGACGAAAATGCGAACCGAAACTTCGTTGCTGCTCATGCCGCTTGTACGTCGGGTCGGCGCCGAACCTATCACCGCCGCGTCGATTTTCTCGTCGGAGCTACCGGCAGCGACCGTTGCGAGTCGACGGGCGCGACACGCGCACGACGATCTTGTCGGCGCCGTTGCCGCTCGCGAGGCTCACGTCGGCGTCGCTGAGTCGGTTCGGGTGGCGCGCGTACAGCACCCGCTTCTGGCCCGACGCGCTCCCGTTCATCGCCATGAATCGCACCGCGACCGCCATGCTCGACTCGGGCAACACCGTCGTGTTCTCGATCGCGAGCGTCACGCCCTTGTCGATCCCGATGCCGCGCGAGCCCTTCACCACCACGACGCGAGCGCCGGGGCGAACGCCCGCCTGCGCGAGAACGTCGTCGTAGCGGGCCGTCGCCGACACACGGGCGGGCACTTCGCCGTCGCGGCGGAGGTAGGCGCGATCGACCGCGGCAACCGCCTCGTCGGCCCCGACGAAATCGACGAACGCTCTCGCGGCGGCGTGAACCGTCAAGAAGTCGTAGCGGCCCTTGTTGCGCCCACGATCGACGTAGACGGCGAACAGGCGCGTGCCCGTGAGGTCGCCAGCGCCGACGGTCACGTCGTCGGTGAGGGGAACGATGCCGTCGCCGATCGCTCGCGCGACGTAGCGCGCGGCTTCTGTTTTCGTGGTTGCCATGCGTGGCACCGTACTACGGGATCGCCCGCAGTCGCAACGTTTCACCACGCCAGCAAGGCGTCCAGTTCGTCCGCGAGGCGCAGTCGCACGGCGCGGCGGGCGACCGCAGCGACGAACCACGGCGGCGCCCCTGCGAGGCACGCCGTGGCCTCCGCGGTGCGCCCGACGAACGATGCGAGTTCGCCCGCGCCGAGCGCCAGCGGTTCGCCACGCACGCCGTCGAGCACCGCGGCGCACTCGATCAGGTCGAGCGCACGGGACCAGCGGAAAACGTGCGAAGTGCCGTTGCTCCGCCACGCGGGCGTGCGGATGGCGGCGCGACGGTGTTTCTGGAGACGGCGGCGGGTGCAGTTCATGCTCCGTGTGACGAAGCGACGGGCGGCGGGATTCAGCGGTAGGGATTGACCCAGTTGTTCCGCGCGTGATCCGAGATGCGACCGTCGCGGTTCAGTTCGTCGGTGTAGTCGAGCCACGCCGTACGCACCGAGACGCGATCCGTGTGGCGAAGGTGCGGGAGCACGTTCTCGCGGAACGATCGGTTCACTTCGGCCTTGCTCATCATCTTGCCGCGCTTCGCGCCGTTGCGCGACGCCTTGCGCTTCGCGGCGGGCTTGCGCGCCGGGGCGAGTTGCTTCGCGTACTCCTCGATCACGGCCATCACGGCGACGTCGAGGTTCTTCTTCTGCGCGGCGGTGAGCGTCTTCCACGCGCCCATCGTGAACTCGGGCGGGCACGAGTGGTCGAGCGCGCCGACCATCGACACGAACCACGCAGCGCGGTTCATGCGCTTGTTCACGACCACTTCGCGGGCCTCGGTGTAGGCCCCGAAGCCGTAGTTCCCTTCGAGAATCCACGCGATGCGTTCGGCGACGCGATCGGGGTGCTGCGCCATCACCTCGCGGAACTCGCTGCGCGCCTCTTGACGGTCGCGGAGGGGCTGCTTCTCCGTGTCGGCGATCTGCGCACGAAACATGCGCTTCTCGCGCGCGGCGTACTCTCGTTCGGTTTCCATGTTCGTGTTCTCGCTCGACGTTCTCAGTACCGACGGTTGCGCGCGCTCGGCGCCTCGAACCACGGGTCGCGCGTGGTACTCCCGAAGCCGTACGCCTCGATGATCGCCTTCGCGGCCTTCTCGACGGGGTAGTGCTCCATGTTCCCGTCCACGGCGACGGCCTTGCTGAGCACGAGTTGATCCTTCGTGAGAACGACCACTTCTCCCGTGCTCTCGGTGCCGCCGAACTTGCCTCCGTGGATCAGAATGAGGTCGCCCTCGAACTGCCAGTAGTCGACGAGGTTCGTCGCCCGAACGAAGACACCGGGTTTGCCGGAGCGCATCGCCTCCGTGACGTACTTGCGGTCGCTCTCGCCACGATCGGCGATGATGGCGTCCTTGATCTGCTTCTTCCACTCGCCGATGTTTCCCTTGAGCGGGACGGCGAGGATGAGCGCCTCCATCGCCTTCTGCGCGGCGTCGGAACCGGCGTACTCGCCGACTTCGCGCTCGATCTTCTTGAGCGCGCGATCGACCGGGCCGAGGCCGCGGGCGACGGGGTTTCGCACGGCGCGGCGCTTCGCGGCGGGCTTGCGAGCAGCGGCGCGCTTGGGGGACTTGCGTGTGGTTGCCATTGTGATTTTCTCCGAGTGTTCCCTGCCGACGGTGCCCGATTATGCGGGCGATTGCAATAGCGAACGGCGCGCTTCTCGCGACGGACTACTTCTGCTCAAGCATCCCCGTGAGCACCACGAGCACGAACTCGTTCCAGTGCTCCATGCACTGCGTCACGTCGACCACGATGCCAACGTGCCCGAACTCGTCGCGCAACCGCGCCGACTCGACGGTGCCGACGCACACCTCCGCTTCGCCCGCGCCGACGTACAGGCGGGCGAGGCACCCGTCGGCCTTGCGGACGCTCCACGGTTGACCGCGAAGGACGTTCGCCTCACGCACGCCGACTTCGGTGCCGGGGATGTACGCACCACCGACGGACACGACCTTGCGACCGACGATGCCGAACGCCGTGAACATCGCGTTGAGCGCGGCATCGGCGGCGCGGGCGGCATCTTCGTAGCGGGACACTGCGGAAACCATCGGGTTCGTGTTCATGGTGCCCACTCTTACGCCTCGCGCCGCGGAGTTCTTACGTCGCACCGTCGGTTTCCGCCGCACCGCTTGCTGCGCGGCGCGCGAGAGGAATCGGCGACGCGGCGTAAGGTCCGTCGTGCTGGCGACGTAGAAGGGGGACCATGCGAGACCAATTCAGCAATCAACTCGAAGCCGCTCGCCAGAACCTCCGCACGCTCCGCGCGCAACTCGAAACCGCGCGTCGGTGCCTCCGCAGCGCAATCGCGGAGTACGTTGCCGACCCGTGCGAGGCCACGGAACTCACCGTCGCCACCAAGGGCGCATCGGTGTGTGCGATCGAGGCGCGGATCAAGAGCGGAGTCGACGCGCTCGACGCGGTGATCGGGTAACCTACCGCCGCACGGTGCGTGCAGGAGAAATCAGTGTGGCCGCGCAAGAATCGGGTCGCCACCGCCGTAGAAGGTTCACCATGAAGAACACCGCCCGCACCGCTCCCGACCCCGAGTTCGTCGCCATCATGCGAGAGAACCCGCTTCATGTTTTCGTGTACCGAGCGGGGCAAGCGGTCGACGCGGGCAAGCGCCAGTGGGCGGACGTGGCGAGGATCTACGGTGAGGCGATCCCCGGCATCGTGCTCGACGAGGTTCCCGCCGCGGGCGGCGCCCTCGTGGCGCTTCTCACCGCCTATTCGACGGCGACAACGGCCATCGCGATCCTGCATACCGAGCGGTGTTTCGGCGCCGTGATCGGTGGGTGCAGCGCCGAGGAGCGTGCCTACATCGGCAAGGCGTGGATTCAGGAGGGTCTCGAAGCGGAGACCGCCTTCTCGTTCGCGTGCGCGCGAAGGCTTATGGAAATGGGCGAGAGCGTCGAGGATGCGGTGGCCGACGCCCCCGCGCGCCGCGCCCGTCGCTCCTCGCGCTAGCCTACCGCCGCGCCGGACACACGCCGCCGTCGCAGCCCGCGGGAACGTCGCACCCTACGCCCACGAGCGGCATCGCCGCGTCGGCAATCACCTTCGCCGCCATGCGAACGTTCTCTTCGTTGTTGCACTTGCCGAGGCCGATGCGAACTACCGCGCCATCGTCGGGAATGCCCATCGCTTCGAGAACGTGACTCCGCTCGCCGCCGAGCGACTTGCACGCCGCCGCCGCCGACACGTCGATCTTGCTCCGCACCGCGGCGTCGAGCGAAATCGGGCACACGCCCACGAGACGAACCGAGAGCGAGTGCGGGAGTCGCAGTCGTCGCGCCGGATCGTTCGTCGCTTGCGGCGAACCGATCGGAGCGTCGATCGCGCCGTTCACCTGAACGATTTCGTCGCCGAGCGACTCGCGCAGGAGTCGGAGCATAAGGTCGCGCAGGCGGCAGAGTCGCAGCGCCTCACCCGCGAGCCCGCCGACGTTCTGCGGCCCCACGTTCCACGTTCGCATTTCGCGGCACGCGGCGCCGAAACCGGCGATGCCGTGCAGGTTCAGCGTGCCGCCGCGCACGCCGTTTTGCTGCGAGCCACCGAGCGCAGGCACCGACATACGCGCGAGTAAACGTTGCGGAATCAGAACGCAGCCCACGCCGGTAGGTCCGTTGAGCTTGTGCGCGCTCGCGCTCGCGAAGTCGAAGCCGCGCAGCGGAATCTTGCCGAACGACTGGCATAGATCGGAGTGCATCGGCACGCCGTAAGCGTGCGCGACCGCTGCGATTTCTTCGATCGGCTGGATACCGCCGAGTTCATTCTGCGCGCCCATCACGGAAACGAGCACCGTGTCGGGGCGGATCGCACGGGCCACGTCGGCGGGGTTCACGATGCCCGACGCGCCCACGGGGACTGCCGTGAACGTGCATTGCCCGCGCTTCGCGAGTTGACGCAGGGGCACGAGAATGGCGCTGTGCTCGATCGCAGAAGTGACGATGTGAGGGCGCCGCCCGCGCTCGTTCTCGCCATCGACGATTGACCTGAGTACGATGCCGTTCGATTCTGTAGCGCCCGAAGTGAAGTAGATGTCTGCCGGATCGACGCCGCCCATCGTCTCGGCGACGCAGCGGCGGGCATCCTCGACGATCTTCGACGCCGCCTTCCCACCCTCGTGCGACGACGAGGCGTTGCCAGCGACGCGCATCGCCCGCACCACGGCGTCGATCACGGCTTCGGAGGGAGGGGTGGTCGAGTGGTGGTCGAGAAAAATGGTCATCGCGCCCTCACGTTACACCATGCGCGGCGCGATGGGGAGGAAAACGCGACGTTCTCGTTCGGCGTCGTTTGCCGCGGAACGTTACGGTCGCGGACCGCGCGGCTTCTTGACCGACTTCTGGATCTGCGCCATCGGCACGCTCCACGTCTTGATGTAGTCGGCGGCATCCGCGGTGTTGAAGCGGTGGAACTTGTGCCCGGTGAGGCGCTCCAGTTCAGTGGTGAACCCGATCATCGCGCCCATGTGTCCGATCGAGTCGCGCGCCTCCGCCTCCGACGCCGTGTCCGTCCATCGGTCCGCAGCGTACTCCTCCGGGTCGAACTTCCCACGGTCAAGTCGGGCCATCGCCACCGGGTTCGTCACGAACCGCTGCGCCCACGCCTTGCCCTCGTCGATCCACCACAACTCTTGACCGTGTTCGTGGAAGATGCGGTGCACGATGGCGTCGTACTCGTCCCACTGCTCCGCGAGCGACGGACGTTTCGACGGCGGGTTGCGGAGCGAGCGACGCTTGCTGGCGGGCATTGACGTTTCCTTCGTGTGCGGTGGATGCTGCCGCTGGCTCAACTTCGCGCTCACCCTCGACGTGCGAGAGGTTCCCGCGAGGCGTGCCGACTCAGTAGTTCGGCCTCGCCCCGCGCGGTCGCTTGAACATCTTCTGGACCTCATGAAACGGGATGTTCCACTGCTCGCGTGACGTACTGGAACGCAAGAACTTGCGGCCCGTGAGACGCTCCAGTTCATCAGCGAAACCGACCTGCACCCCCATAAATCCGAGGCTATCCTTTACCTCTTCTTCCGTCGCTGCCTCGATCCACCACTCCGTGGCTTCTTCTTCGGGGTCGAACGACGGGGCGCTCATCATCTTCGCCGCATACGGCCTCGACACGAACTCACGCGCCCACTTCTCGCCCTGATCGACCCACTGCATTTGGATAATGTTTCTGCGGTAAGTTTCCGCGACGGCAGCGTCGTAGGCATCCCACTGCTCTGCCAGCGTGAGACGCTTTGGATTGTGGATGGACGTTCGCTTGCGGGTGGGCATGGGCCACAAATACACGCCCGCGCCGCGCCCGTCAACGCTCACCCCTCGCCGGGGTAGCGCATCCCGCAGCAGCAGTCGCCGTCGCCCGTCGAGAACTCGCGGCAGATCATCTCGCCACGGCACGTCGCGGGCTGCGCGCTGATCGGAGGCGGCGGCGGCGAGAACACCGACCTCACTTCTTCGTCGCTCATTTCGAGCGAGACCGTCGCGTAGTGCTCGACGAACACGGGCTCGTCGGGGCCACCCACGTCCGCGTACTCCTCCCACTTCGCGAACGCCAGCGCGGCGTCGATGCGCGCTACCAGCGCGGAGGTGAGTTCCTCGCGCGGAACCACGGCCTTGCGACCGCCAGCGAAGCAGAACTCGTACGGCGACTCGACGCCGTTCACGTCGGAAACGGTGATGTTTACGGGGTTCATGCACCCTCATACGCCCGCCGCCCCGCAGTTCTTTACGCCACCGCGTCGAAAACAAATCACCGCCCCCGTGTCAGAACTCGCCGCCCCCGAGCGTATAAGCGGTATGCACACCTCGACTGCCTCGCGCATCGCCGCCGCCCTCCTCGCCACCCCCGCCGACTACCTCGCCCGTTGCCTCGCGCAGCGGTGCCGCGGCGCCGACGCCTGCGGGTCGGTGTTCGCCGACTACAGCGACCCCGCCGCCCTTCTGCACGCCCTCCAGTCGGCCGCGTGGGAGGCGTACGAGCACCCCGCTATCATGGCGGGCTGCGCCGCGTTCCGCGCTCCGATGGCGGGCCGCGTGGGCATCGTGGCGCTCGCGTCGCTCCCCGCCGACACGACGGTCGTGCTCGCCGACGCGAAGCGCACCGGCTACGTCGAGGCGACCGTTCCCGGCGCCGCCACCACGCCGGTCGACTTCGCGGTTATCATCCTCGGCACCGACGAGGGGCACGAGATCGTGTTCACGTTCCACCCCGGCGAACCGATCGCCCCGAGCACGCTCCCCGCGTCGCTGCTCAACGGCGCCCGCATGACCGCCGCGGTGGCGATCGAGCACGGGCTCACGCACGCGAAGGTCGTCGCGGCCTAGCGCCGTCGGCGGCGCTTCATCGCCCGCCGTCCGTTCGGCGACGACTTGCGCGTCTCGCACGGCGCATCGCTCGCCGAACGTCGGGCGTCCCGCACCTCACGCACCAGTCGCTCCCACGCCGATCGCACGACGAACACCGGGTAACTGGAACGCCCATGCGCTCGCGCGAAGAACACGCGGTTGTTGCCGTTCTCCAGACCGAGACACGGCCCTGCCGCGTCGCTTGCGCTCATGCCGCTCGCGTGCCCGTAGTAACTCGTCGAGAACGCGGGGTCCGCCGTCCCGCCGATGGTCCCCTGCCTCGATTGCCGGTCGGGGTCGACGTGTGACGATGACGTGTGCAACCAGTCGATCGGCACGTTCACGAGCACGTAGCCGCCGCCTTCGCGCCCGTCGCGTTCGATGATGCGCGTGGTTCCGCGCGCCATCTTCGCTGCCGACTCCTGCGTCTGCGGTGGGCGACCTTCGTACATCCCGAAGCGTCGCGGCAACTGGAACTGCTCCTGCCTCCGCGCCTCCTCGACAACCTCTTCGAGCGGAACCGACTGCGCCCGCGGGATGGGCGTTGCGATCGAGCGGGCCACCCGCTCCACCGCAGCATCGAAGCGACCCGCGAGTCGCTCCGCGACGATCGCTGCATCGAGTTCCGCTGCGACGATGATCGACTCGGGACTGTTCGCGCGGCGCTGCCCCGTGGCTTCTTCGCGCCCGAACTTCACCTTGATGCCGTCCGCGATCAATGATCGCGCGAGTGCCCGCAGCGACTCCCATGCGTTGTCGCGCAGCGTTGTGTGGCCGACGCTGGCGCACCCGTGACGCGGAACTCCGACGGATACGGTCGTGCGACCATCGCGAACATCGACGGCGATTCTCGCCCCGCGAAGCGACGTGATGCTCAATGCGCCCTCGTGCCTACGCGATTTCATCGTCGTTTACCCTTCATTGCCCGCCGCCCGTTCGCGTACGTCCGCACGGTCGGCACGACGGTCTGCAACCACGCGGCGGTGGTCGTCATGACTTGCCAGCGCGGGTGCACAGCCATTCATGGCGGTGGGGAAGCGCCTATCGGTTAGTAACCGCATCGTTTTTCTCCTCGCGCCACGCGTAGCGGTAGCCATCGGCGCGCTGCAACACGCGGCAGTGTTTCCAAATCACGTCGATCCTCTTGCCCTGCGCATAGACCGCGAATTGACCTTTCGCGCGGACTGCGGCACGTCCGACGTGCATACCGGCGTGTTTTCCCTTCGGCATCACGGCGCGCACGATATCACCCGTGCCGAAGCCCCGTACGCGCTTCTCACGCATCTTCGGAGCGCCACGAGGGAAACCATAGGCGTTCGAGTGTTGGCGTTGATACGTGCCGCGCCCCATGCACTCCACGTATAGCGTCTGCGTGTCGGCGCCGATCACGCCGCCGACGTTTCCCACGCACACGGCGTCGTTGGCGTGCGTCTTCGGAACGTTGAAGCGGTGGCGGTTCCACTTCGTTCGCCCGCCCGATGCTGCCTCGACGGGCACCCCGAGCGCCCGCAGTTCACGATCCAGCGCCCATCGCGTCGAGTTCATCGCCGCCGCGTCCCGCAGGGGCTTCTTGAGCCCCGCGAGAATGCGTGCCGCACGCTTCGGGTCGCGCTTGAGGAACGTCGTCAGTGATTGCGCGCCCTTCTTCTGGTTGCAGGGCACACACGCGGGCACGAGGTTACTCGGACGATTGCTCCCGCCGCTCACTCGCGGGACGACGTGATCGAGGTTGAGCGGCACGTTCCCCGCGTCGCAGTAGGCGCACGAGCGGCCCCACTTCTCCAGAACGTACTCGCGCGTCTCGTATCCGGCGAGGGTGCCTTGCTGGTACTCCACGCCGCTGATCTCCGGGTTCTCCATGAGTTGCGTGTCGAAGCGAACGCGCTCGACGCTCACGGCGGCGACGGGATACCAGCGCATGAGGCGCCGCGTCCACGAAAGCGTCGTGTCGAGGCGCGTACGCAGCGAAGGTGCAAGGCGACCCTTGCGGCGCGACGATGCGCGGTTGCTGTACCGTCGCTCACGGTAGCGCGTGTTCGCGCTGCGACGGCGCTTGCGGTTCGCCGAACGTTGCCCCATCTGCTTGTGGACGTCGGCGCCGCGGTGCGCGAGTTCCATCTTGAACAGCACGACGCGGGTCGGGCCATCGCCGTCGCTGGCGGCGGGAATCTCGCGGACCACGGCGATGCCCGTGGTCTTGCTGCCGGGATCTTCGCAGACGCGGACGGGTTGAACGTCGCCGCCCACGCGATCCTTGAGTCGGATCACGAACGGCGTGTGGTGCGCCACCACGGCACGCCCCGCACGAAGCATCTGACGCGCTCGCGCGGGATGGCACGGCATCAGCGGGACGCCACGCTTGTCCAGCACCGGAACCCACGCTTCTTCGGAACGATTCTTCTCGATCATTGGCGTTACCGCCTCAGTTGGGGCCTTGCGGCCTTGTCGTGACGACCGCGGAGTGGCTCCCCCGCGGTGCTCCCCTCGTGAATGTCGATCGTCGCCCATGTGCGCACCCGTTTCTGTCTGACCCGACGTGACTACTGCACGCACTGCAAGTGGGTACGGACTGAGGAAGCATCCGTACGTTGCCCGAGGCAAGCGTTCCGATCGACGTAGCGAGGCTCGAACGGGTTGCCAACCCTACCCTCGCTAACACTGGTAAACATGGGCTTTCTCAGTCTCCTTAGAAAGCCTCACCCTTCAGGATGAGGTCGTTTACGCGGCGACCTCCGCACCGACGGCCCGCGGGCCATAGGCCGCGAGCAACCCTAGCGCCTCGCAGAACGCCTCTTCTGCGTTCTTCTGCGCGTAGTCGCTGATCCAGTGCCCGCCCTTGCGGAACGCTTCCCACGCGGCCTGCGCAGCCCCGGAGAGCGACGTTCGCCATACGTGGTGCCCCGCCTCGTGGGCGAGCGTTCGCGCAAGTTCCCGCGGCGTCTCGTCCGCTGCGAGCGACGCGCACACCTCGACGGTGCGCCTCGACGGCTCGTAGCCACCCGCCACCCGCACGCCGTCGGAAACGCACTCCACGGTGAGCACGAGCGGCGGCATCCTCGCGAGGAGCCACGGCACGCGCCGCTGCACCCGGAGCAGCCGCAGCGCCTCCGCGAGCACGTCGAGCGCCCGCGCCGCGGTGCGCTCCGCCATCGGTCGCAAGCCGACGCTCACGCCCTCGACGACGACCCGTTCCGCGCGAGCAACGTACAGGGTGACGGGGCGACTCGACGCGAGCGACGCAAGGTCCGCGAACGCCACTTGCGCCCGCGACCACGCCGCGCGCTCCCACTCGCCACGGCGCCGTGTGAACGTCTGGAACGCATCGCGTTGCCACGCGGCGAGGCTCCGCTCCTCGATCGGCGGGGAGAACACACCGGGCGCGAGCGAGACCTTCGCGACGAACGAGGCGACCGCCTTCGGTGCGATGCCCGCAGCGTCGAGGCCCGCGCGCAGTCCGCGGAGGTAGGCGCCGTAGGTCGCCGCGAGTTCCGCTAGCGTGTCGCGTGCACGGAGCGCCTCGCGGTAGTCGCCCGCGTTGCGTGCGGCGGTGATGGCGGCGAGGTACGCGCGGCGGAACGCTTCGACGAGGGCGGGCGTGAGCGGGATGCGCTCCGTCGCATCGCCGCCGAACACGCGAGCATCGGGCAACTCGACGGAGTGCCACGAGCCGCGAGCGCGAGGGGTAGCGGCGAAGGGGAGTTCGCGCTGCGGGGAGGCGTCGTGGCGTTGTCGGCGAGGGCGGGGCACGCGGCGAGCGTACACCACTCCGCGGGGCGAGGGGAATGGCCTAGCGCGTGCGGCGCTTCTTCTCGCGAACGTAGTCGGGCGCCCGGAGCCCCTTGCGCTCGTAAGCGTTGACCACGAGAAGCCGCGCCTTGCCGCGACCGTAGCGGTCGACCACGACCATCGCCGCGTCGCGCGCGTCGAAGAATGGGTACGTCCCCTTCGGCATACCGTTCGGGAACGCCTCATCGACGTGGATCTTGAACTCCGGCCCCGTGCCGGTCGCGTTGCCCATCGGCCCCGCGGTGAGTTCGTCGGTGACAATCACCATCCCGTCACGCAGCGCCCGCGCGACGTAATGGAGTGCTTCGGACTTGAGAATGCCCATCGTTTCCTCCGCGCGGCGTTGCCCGATTTGTAGTCGGGCGTCAATCGCTCGATGCGATCACTTCGGGTTGTGCAGGTAGCCCGCGGGGAACAGCCGCGCACACTCACTCCCGACGGGGTAGAACCCCATGTAGCCATCGTCGTTCTCGTCGGCCTTCTCGCCGATCGGGACGAAGCGATTGCCGCCGTCGGCGACCTCCGCGAACTTCGCGGGCGAGGAGTTCTTGACGGGCTTGCCGCAAATCACGCACGGCGTCGCGTCGTCGCCGCACTTGCCTTCGTTCTTCGAGTAGTTCGCGCCGCTGAAGGGGGAGGGGACGGGCTTCTCGGTGCTCGTGGTTGCCATGCCCCTTCTACGCCTCGTGGCGACCGAACCTTACGGGCCGACGAAACTATTTCGGGAGCCCGCCTCGCGTGATAGCCTGCGCGGCGTGAAAACTGCCACTAAGGGACTCAGTGCGGACACGATGCGCCGGTTGCTCACCGCCGTTCGCAAGCACGGCGCCGCGGTGCTCAAGTTGCCGGTCGCCATCGAACTGCTCGCGAAGGCGACGCCCGCACAACGCAAGCGCGTCAAGGCCGTGCAGAACGAACCCGCGGGGCTGCTCTACCGCACGACGGACCGTGAGACGGGCGCAGTCGGGTCGGTGTACCTCGCGAGCGAGCAAGGCGTTGACGCCGACACGAAGTACGTCGTGGTGTGTGAAACGCACTCGAACACACTCGCCGACGAGACGCTCAAGGTCGCGAAGCGCGACGCAGCGAACACCCGTGACTGGTGCGACGGGTGCCAGTCGAAGCGACGCTGAATACGCGACTGCGCGGGAGCGTATACTCTCGCGATGCCCACGCACGCCACCATCGTCGCTCCGCCCGCGGAGAAGCTCAACGTTCGCGAGAAGATCCTCCTCGCCGCGATCACCCTCGAAGCCGAAACGTTCGATACGGACACCCTCGTCGTGTGCGCGTGGAAGCGTTACCCCGAGTCGTTCTCACTCGGAGCACACCCTTACCCCGACTCGAACGCGGTGATCGCGAGGCTCTGCGGCAAGGACGGCCTCGTCGGTCTCCGGTGGTTCGAGCGCCCCGCGCCGGGAACGTTCCGCGTGACGAAGGCGGGTCGCAACCACGCGATCGACCTCGACGTGCGGGGGCGCGAGGTGCGCAACCGCGAGCGCAAGGCTTCGCAGAAGCGATCCTCGCGACCGAAGCCGCCCGAGCCTGCCATCGCCCCGAAGGCGTTCGCCGAACGCGATATCCTCGCCGTCTCTCGCCTCGCGAAGTCGCCCGCGTTCGCCCGCTTCAACCGGGCCGTCGCGCTCACCGCCGACGATGCGCGCGAGTTCTGGTTCCGCACGACGCCCGACTCGGTACGCGAGTTGATCGACCGCGCCTGCGACTACGTGATCGGCGCCCGACGGCCCGACGGACGTGTGCCCGAAGTCGGCACGCTCGGGGTGCTCCGCAACCTCAACTCGACGCTGGCGCTCAGGTTCCCGCCCACGTAGCCCTTGCCATCGCGGACGTTTGCGGGCATTTTCGCGGGATGTACACCGCCGCGATCGGACGCCACGTTTCCGCAGTTTCCCACCGCCACTACGCCACCGCCGCCCTTGAGGCGTCGCTCCTCGCCCGCATTCACCGCAGCAAGACCGCGCGCGTGATCGACGGGCGCGGGCACGTCACTCGCGTGGCGGCGCTCTCCCGTGGCCCCGTGGGGCGCCGCAAGGCCCACCGCAACCCCGACTGGGGCACCGCGAGCGAGGTGACCCTCCGCGATGCGATGCTCTCCCTCGACGCGGGCGCATGGCGTGAGTTCCACAAGCGGTACGACAAGCTGATCGCCAGCGCGGCCGACAAGGTCGTGAGCAAGGGTCGCAACGCCTCCGACGCGGTGGCCGAGATCAAGGGGAACGTGTACGCGAGCCTCCTCGCGAACGATCTTCACAAACTGCGTGCGTGGGATGCTGCGAGGGGGCAGAAGCTCGGCTCGTTCGTGCACATGATTGCGGGCAACGCCGCATGGGACTACGTTCGCGGTGGCAAGCGGCGCCGCACCTCGTCCCTCGACACGCCGATGGGCGACGACGACGACTCGGGCGTGCGGGAGTTCGCCGACGCTTCGCCCGATGCGTTCATGCGCACGGCGTCGCGCGCGGAACTCGCGTCGGTGATGCGGCACCTGAGCGACCCGGAGAAGGAACTCGCTGTGCTGCGCTTCGTCGAGGAACTGCCGTCCAAGGAAATCGCGGCCCGCGTGGGCATCGCGCCGGGGACGGTCGACGTGAAGATCAACCGCATCCGTGCGAAGCTCGCCGAAGCGATGGCGGGCTAGCGGCGTTCGAGCATCGACCCGGTGCGGACGAAACACGATCCGACGATCGCTCCGTACCACCTGATCGCAGCCTCGTCGAACGACGAAATCCCATCACGCTTCACCGGCACGAGGTTGCGCAGTCGGCGCCGCGTCTCGGCGACGATGCGCTTCTGCGCACGGGCGCGCTGCTTCTGAACGTGGCGGCGGCGCTTGTTCACAGCGCGCTCCCTGCGGTTGCGATCGCCAGCGCGTCGAGGTCTCGCGCGAACGATGCGTGGCGCTTCTGGAACCCGCGGAACCATGCGTTGGCCTTCTCGCCGCGACGGCGGGCCTTCTGGAGACGACGACGAGTCTTGTTCACGAGTTTTCTCCTTCGAGTGCGAGGCGGTAGTGCTCGACGAGCGCGCGTGTGTTCCTCGCCGTGTCGAGCGCGGCACCGTGCTTGAGCGTGAGCCCGTAGCACACCGCTTGTTTCATCGCCGTGGGTTCGGCGAGGTAGTCCGCGCGGGCGGCAGCGAGTTCCGCGCCGATGCGCTCCGCGGTGGCGACCGCGCGGCGCGCGATCTCTTGCGAGGCGACGTACGCCTCGCGCATGTATTCTTGTTCTGTTCGCATCGTTGCCCCTTCGCGCTCAAATGAGCCTGTACGCGGCGCGGTGCACGAACCCGCGCCCGAAGCCCGCTGCGTCGTACAGCGACGCGCTCACGTTGTACTCGTCGCACGCATCGCGCACTTCTTCGAGTGTGCGAGGCTGCTCCGCGATGGCGGCGAGCGCGTCGTTCGCCTCCGCGGTCCATCCTGCGGAGAAGGTCACGGAGTAGGTGACGGGTTCGGTGGTCGCGGTGTTCATGGTGGCCCCTTCTACGTCGCCAGCCGAGGCGACCTTACGTCGCCCCGATTGAATTGCTCGTTCACCGCGCTGCGCGGGCGCGGATCAACTCCGCGCGCAGCGACTCGCGAGTCGGCGCGAACACTTGCACCATGCGCTCGCCGACTACCATCCACGGGTAGTTGCGAGAGTACGAGGGCCGCGACTCCTCTGTCATCTCCACCCCTTCGATCGCGAACTGCTGCGAGTCTACCAGCGCGCGGGCGACCTTCGTCTTGGTCATCCCGCATCGCGTCGCGACCTCCGCCGCCGTCACGGCTCGTCCCGTCTCGACGTACATTTCCATGATTGCGACTCGGACAACTTCGGCGGTGTTCATAGTGCCTCTTGTACGCTTCGACTCGCGGCGACCTTACGTCGCCCCGGTTGAATTGCGACGCCCCCGACGCCGTGGGCAATCGGGGGCGCGGTGGCTACTCGTCGCTCTCTTCGGGGAGGTCGCGCAGAAGGTCCGCGAGTTCCTCCGCGGGGTCGTCGGCTTCGGAAGGGCCGAACTCCTCCCACGCCGCGCGCCACCCGCCACGGTCGACGTCTACGTCGGACTCCGCGTCGCCCGTCGGTTCGGGGAGGCGCTCGAACTCGTCGGCGACGTTGCCGTCGAGTTCGCTCTCCTCGTCGGGCGAGAAATCCTCCCACGTCTGGATGAACGCGTCCGCGGACTGGCCCTTGTCGCCCTCCTGCCACTTCTCGGAGCGCCCGTCGTACACCTCCCGCATACGCGAGGCGACCTCCTCGACGAATTCCTTCGCCTCGGTCATCACGTCGTTGTACGCGTTCACCGCGTCGGAGTGTGCATCCGCCGCGGTGCAGACGGCGAACGCGATTTCGGTACGCTCGTCGTCGGAGAAGTCGAGCGGCGTAAGCATGATGCGAGCCGCGTATGCGGCAGTGCGCTCCAGCGCGACGTTGTATTCGGCGATGGCGCTCGCGAGCGCGTTCTGCGCCTCGTCGCACTTGTCCGCCAGTTTTTCTCGCGTCTTGCCCTCTGCCTTCGTGATCTTCATGGTGGCCCTTCTACGCAACGGGGCGCCGAGTTCTTTACGTCACCCGTCGGTTTTCTCGCAGCGCCTTGTTTCGCAGCGTGCGGGAGAAAACCGACGGCCCGCCGTAAGGTTGCCGTCGCCCGCCACGTAGAAGGGGCATGACCACCACGAAGAAAACGGTCAAGGGAACCTGCGGCGCCTGTTTCCGCAAGATGGCGCTCGACGCGAACGGTCGCGTTCTGCGCCACGGGTGGCGCGAAGTCGGCGGGCGGCGTGTCGGTTCGTACGGCAACGTCTACCACTCGGGTCCGTGCTTCGGCGTCGCACGCCTCCCGTTCGAGGTGTCGCCCGACTGCACCATCGCGTTCGTCGCGGAGGTGCTCCTGCCGATGGCACTCGCCACTGGCACGCGCATCGACGCGCTGGCGGCGAACCCGCCGATCAAATACACGGGTTGCGTTACCGTCGGGTATGGCCGCGAGGAGCGCGAGTGGGGAGCGTTCGAGGTTCGTGTTCAACACGGCGAGGGCGAGACGCGCCCGCTGCGCTGGTACGGTGAGGCGCTTCACGAAGATTCCAACGCGCGCATCCCGTCGTACGCCGCGCTGCACAAGGTCGCCGTGCGGGAACTCACGGACAAGCGCGACGCGATCGCCAGCGACGCGATGCACTGCCTCCGCGCGATCGAGACGTGGGCGCCCGCCGCGGTCGCCACGGTCGAGAAGAAGGGTGCGCTCGTGCACGCGCACGGCTCGCACCCCGTGCTCGCGGCGTGTGGGCGGCGCCTCATTTCGTTGTCGGGCGCGAGAATCCACGTCGCGAAGAATGTCGAAGCGGCGACGTGCCCGAAGTGCCTCGCGAACCTCGCGAAGAAATCGGCGGCGACGGTGTAAGGTTGCTGCAACTGGCGGCATACGAGAGGCATGGCAACCACGAAGATTACGGTCAAGGGCACTTGCGGCGCGTGTTTCCTGCCGATGGCGCTCGACGTGGACGGTCGCGTAAAGCGCCACGACTGGCGCGAGCCCGGTGTGCGCCGAGCGGCGGTGTACGGCAACGCGGACCATCATGGCCCGTGCTTCGGGAGCAATCGCCTCCCGTTCGAGTTATCGCCCGACTGCACCGTCGCGTTCGTGGCGGATGTACTCCTGCCAATGGCGCTCGACACGGGTGCGCAACTCGACGCGCTCGATGCGCAGGCCGCCCTCCGCGATGCCGCGGCACAGGAACTCACCAAGCGGCGCGATTACATCGCCAGCGACGCGGCGTACTGCCTTCGTGCGATCGAGACGTGGGCTCTCGCGGAGGTTGTCACCGTCAAGAAGAAGCCGCGGCTCGTGCACGCACGCGGTTCTTACCGCGGCTTCACGGCGTGTGCGCGCCGCATCACGTCGTTCTATGCGAACCGCGCCGTGACTGAGAATGCCGACGCGGCGACGTGCCCGAAGTGCCTCGCGAGCCTCGCGAAGAAATCGGCGGCGACGGCGTAAGGTTGCCGTCACTCGGAGCGTAAGAGAGGACACCATGAACACGACGCACGCCCCCTCCGTCCGCTACGTCATCGCCACCTCCTTCGACTCGGCGAAGTGCTTCGCCGTCCCCGCGGCGTGGGTCGGCGCGGCGATCGACCTTCTGCGCTTCGCTGCGGAGTTCCCCCACCGCGCGTCGTGCATTGCGCAACTGCGCGACTGCGACGAGGGCTGGTACGTCTCGCGAGACGCGAGCACCGGAGCGGTCGAGAAACCGTCCGATGCCATTCTCGCGATCGCACGTTCCGCGGAGATCCTCGGTCGCGCGAAGGGCGTTCTGCGCTACGACGTGCTCGACGCCGCTGGGATCGTCGTTGAAACGTTCTTGCACGACGAACCGTTCATGGCGCTCGGACGTGCCGCAAGCCCCACGTATTACGACAAGGCGCCCCTGAGCGTTCGCCCGGTCGTGTGCGGTGCAGCGCGAACAACCGGGTGACCATCACCACCGCGACGCCGCTCACCGCGGAGAACGTCGAGCGGGCGTGCAACTCGCACTTCCGGTCGGCGCTCGCGATGCACCACACGATGGGGCGGCTCACGTCGATGCGCGTGCTCCCGATCGGGAGCCAGCGATCGTTCAGCATCAGTTTCACCCCGTACGAGGCGACCATCACGGACGACGACTCGGGGCGCCGCGAGCACTTCGCCGACGAGTTCGCGCGCAGGTTCGGCGGCAAGCGGGTCGGCGGCTAGTACCGCAGCATGGCCCCCGTGATCGTGCCCTCGTCGGAGAACAGCGGCGCGGTCGCGGGGTCCGCCAGCGCCTCCGCCAGCGACCGCTGCGCACCATCCACGAGCACTACGCCCGCCACGAAGCGGGGCTGCTGCGAGTAGTCGTAGTACGTCCGCGAGTGCACCGTCGAGAGCGACTGCACGCGGGCGCCCGACGCATCCCACCCGCCGTAGATCGCGCACTTGTCGGGCGTGTTGCGCCGCATGTTCGTGAGCACGTAGTCCTTCGAGAAATCGCTCACGATTCCGGTACGCCCCGCGCGTCTCGCTTCGATGGCGGCGCTCGACGTGACGAACGTTCGCGGCGACTGCCGGTCGGCGGAGTACGCGCGGAACGGCACCCGCGCCGTCGCGCTGGCGTGGATCGCGTCCACCATCTTGCGCGTCGGGAGCGAGACGCCGTAGTGGTCGGCGATGCGCTGCGCCGTAACGACGCTCACGGGGGCGTGGAACGGCGCGGAGTCGGGACCGACGCACAAGGGCATGGACGCGCAGAAGAACGTCCCCGTGCGCCCGCCAGCCGTCGCCGTGACGGGCACAAACTGCGACGGGGCGACGATGCCGGTCGGGACGTTCCCCGCGAGGGCGGTGTCGAGCACGGCGCGCTCGTACTGCGCGGCGGTCATCGAGGCGACGGCGGCGGCGAAGTCGGTGAGCACCGGGGCGGGAGGTGACGGCATCGTGGGCACTGTAGGCGGGCGAGGGGTGGCGGGGAGGGGCGTCGGAGTGGCGGGCACGGCGACGGAGGGCGCCGCGCTGCGGGGCCATAGGATCACGGCGAGGCCGGTCACCGCGGCAACGCCAGCGGCAACCTCGACGCCGTTCTGCGAGAGCCATGATCGGGGCATGGGAGCGGCGCGGCGAGAGGCTACTTCGCCATCCGACGGCCTTCCATGAACGCGATCCAGCGGTTCATGGCGGCGACGGTCTTGAACCGGGCATGCACCTCGCCGTTGACGTAGACGGTGGTTCCGTCGATCGTCATCTTGGGAAGGTGGTAGGACGGGTGACGGTACACCTCGTTGCCGTCCACGATCATGCGGACTACCGAACTCGGCGTGACCTGAATGCCCCCGAGCGAACGCCTCGTAGGCATAAGGAGGAACACTCGCGAAGGCCCCGTCGAGTGACTGATGATCCCGGCAACGCGCCACTCCTCCATCGAATCACGTCCCGTGTCGGAGTCTCCGTGGAAGATCCGCACGCGCTTGCGTGTTCCGTCGTAACGCGAGAGCACATCTTCGACAGAACCGTGACCGTTCTTTAGAGACTTGCGATTTTTCATGGTCGTGAATTTGATCGTACCAGTCGGATCATCGCAGAGTCAATAGCGATCACGCCTCACCACCCTGCGGACCAGAACTGGCGCGGGTAATACGGCGCCAGCGCGTCGTGGTCGAGCGCGCTGCGCTTGAAGATCGCGTGCTTCGCGTAGTCGGCGGGCGTGAGCGTTCGCGTGCTGCGATCGTCGAGGAGTTCGCTCCCGAGCCCCACCGCGTCGATCGCTGCTCGCGTCGTACCGGCGAGCGCCTGCGCTCGCGTAATCGTGCCGCCGTTGTCGGTGTAGACGGTCGCGAACCGACGGTCGCCACCCGGCCCGAAACGTCGCGCGTTCTCGGCGATCCACGCGGCGAACACGGCCTCCGAGTTGTACAGCGCGTCGAGGAGCACCACGGAGTTGAGGCCGGTAGGCCGGTCACGCACGACCGCCGCCGCGGGCAAGATGCCACCCGAGTGCGCCATCACGCCGAGTCGGCGAACGTTCGCGGATGTTCTCGCGCCGAGTCGTGCGGCGACCGCGGGATGCGCGAGCACCTCGTCGAGCATCGCTGCGAATCGGCCCGGTTGCGCGAGCGCGCCAGCATCCATCCCCGCGGCGTCGTACCGGAGTTCGGGCACGATCAGCAGCGCCTTCGATCCCGAGCCGACGAACTGCGCGAGAAGGTGCGACGCCTTGTGGGGGTGCCCCGACGACGAGCATGGCCCGTCGGTGTCGCCGAGCACGCGATCGACGCATTTTAGCACGCCGCGGAAGTAGACCCACACGTCGAGCGGGTCGGAGGGACCGAGGCCCGAGGGGATCACCACGGCGGAGGGCTTGCGCTGTTCTGGAAACGGGCCGGTCGCAAGGTCGAGCATCAACACTTGCGTCGCGCTCGACGCTGCGCTGGCGGTTGCCGTGAGCGCGATCACCGCGACGCCACCGACCGCGAGTGCGGCGGGCGCGATCCACCAGAACGACGACGGGGCGCTGTTGCGGGATGCACGACGTTTTGCCACGGCGCCACCGTAACGCGGCGGGCGACGCCGTGGCAACGCTCACTTGCGGATCGCGACCGTCACGGCGACGTAACCACCGCCGTAGCCACCGGACTGCCGCACGTCGGTCACGACGCCGCTCACGCCGTGCACCGCGACGTTGCCAGCAACCCACCCGCCGTCGGAGGCGATGAGCGCGACTTCGCCCTCGTCGGTGCCGGGAATGGCCTTCGGGGCGTGCCAGAACCCCTCCTCGCGCTGGCGTCGCGTCGGCGAACCGAACGACACCACGACGGTCTCGACCTCCGACACCGCAGCCGCATCGGCGTCGGTCTGCGCCTCGAACAGTTCGAGCTTCACATCGACCTCGTCGAGCGCCTCCGCGGCCTTCGGGCGCCACGCCCGGAGGAACTCCATCGCAGCGGGGACGCTCACGCCGAGTGCCTCCGCGACCGCGGGCCAGCGGTCGATGGGAGCGGACGCGCCTACCGCGCGCTGGAGACCCTCGACGAAACGCCCGGTCTCCCATCCGTCGAGACCCGTGATCGCGCGGATTCCGTCCGCGACGAGCAAGCGGTACGTGGTGTGCGACCACTTGCCGTTGCGCGTGAAGGACGTGCCGACCACGGCGACCACGCCGTCGATCGAACTGCTCACGAAGCGAATCACGCGGTCGCGCTTCGCGTCTACGAAGAGCAGCCACGACGCGCGGCTGCGGTGCCCAATGCCGTCGGACCAGTTGAGTTCGTTGGGGTTCATGCTCCCTTCTACGTGCGGAGCGACCCGATTCTGACACGGCGACGTGATGTTTTCTGGAAACCGCATGAGAATAGAGTGTTCGAGAAAAACGAGGCGGGGGTTGTAAGAACTCAGCCACCCGGTTCGTAAGAGTGGGCATGAACCTCACGAACCTCACGCCGCACGCCATCACCCTCCGCTCCGCCGACGGCACCGATACCATCGTACCCCCGAGCGGCACTGTCGCTCGCGTCTCCAGCACCCCCGGTGCGCTGGAGACCGTGGCGGGCATTCCGGTCCCCGTCGCGGGGATGCAGACCTTCGGCGGCGTCGAGGGGCTCCCGGCCCCTGCGGAGGGCACGATGTTCATCGTGAGCGCGATGGTGCTCGCGGCGCTTCGCGGTTCGCGCCCCGACGTAGTCGGTCCCGGCACCGGCCCGAACGATGGGGCCGTGCGAAACGAGAAGGGCCACGTCGTGGCCGTCACCCGGTTGGTTCGCGGGTAAGGTGCAAGCGATGGAGCCACTTCATCGGGTATCGAGGATGGAACTCGCCCTCCTGCAACTGCAACAGCGCCCGAGTCCGCCGCTGTTGCAGTCGCTCCCGCCGCGCGACGTAGAGAATCCGTGCGGCGGCGAACACCGACTGGTTTTCGTCGGGTGGTGCCGGTGCGATGGATGGCACAAGCGTGGCAATACGTGCCGCGCGAGCGAGCGGATCAAGTTTCGATGCAGGAGGCCGACGTGACGAACGACAACTTCGCGACTGAGATGGATACGATGCTCCGCGCGATGAAGCGCGGCGCGGAGTACGCGACGAAACTCGCGAACGATTGCCTTGGCGGTGGCGTCGAGCGGTTCCGCACCGCGCGCCTCTTCGCGAGCGCCGCGCGGGCGTCGTACAGCGCCGCCGTCGATATCCGCGAGGGGTACGGCGGACTGGAACCGGGCGACCGCTACCTCGCGATTCAACGCCTCTGCGACACCGTGGGCGGCTGCATCGACGGCCTGCAAGCGTTGCAGACGGAGAAGCAACACGCCACCGACGCGGGCGTGAACTGAATCGCCACGGCGACGTTAACGTACAAGGGAACCGATGAGCAAACGTACTGCATTGAGCGCCGCACTCGCCGTCTCTCGCGTGGAGAAGGACGTCGAGAACGCCTACCGCGCGGAGGTTTCCGCGCAACGCCCCGACGCCTCGTGGTCTTCGCCGCACGCCACCGACGGACTCGCCGTGTGGAGCGCGAGCACGCCCCCGGTGAGCGTGCGCCTGCTTCTCGAAGCGAAGTACGACCTCGACTTCAAGTCGCGAGGCCCCGTGTGCTCGGTTCTCGGGCAACTCATCCTGTACCTCAAGAAGTTCGAGGCGAGCGGCGCGGCGATGCCGAACGTGCTCCTCGTCGGCGACAGGAACGAGTGCTTCGTGCTCGCGACCGACGCCGTGCGTGGGTTCCTCAACATGAGCCTCGACTGGAACGTCGCGCCGTCGGCGGGATCGCCGGAACTCACTCGTGCGCTGGTGAGCGGGTTCAACTTGTTGCCTTACGTCTACGACGTCAACGGTGACCTCGACTTCGGTGATGTGCTCACGAAGATCGAGACACTCGCGGCGGGCAACACGCATCACGTCCGCGCGACGCGCACGAACCTGAGCGCGATCTTCGTGTACTGGCGCGACAACGTTTTCAAGAACCCGGAGAAGGGCAAGGGCGCGCTCACGCCGACGGAGCAAGTCGATGTGTTCCTGCGGTGCCTGTTCCACCCCGACGAAGTTCACCCGCACCCGACGAAGCGCGGCGTGCTCGTGGTGCCCGGTTACGACGACGCCGTGCTGGTCAACGCGGACCAGTACCGCAGTTTCTTCGCGCACTTCGAGCAAGGGTACAAGCCCTCCGAAGTCGAGGCGTTTTACGCCGACAAGGACCGACTCGTCGAAGATGATGCGCGCCGCCGTCAAGGAGCGTTCTTCACACCGGCCATCTGGTCCGAGCAAGCGAACAAGGAACTCGAACGTGTGCTCGGCGCGAACTGGCGGAGCGAGTGCGTCGTGTGGGACTGCGCCGCGGGCACGGGCAACCTCACGCGCGACTACAACGACTGGGGGTGCCTCATTTCGAGCACCGCCGAACGCCCCGACGTGAACGTAATGCGCGAGCAAGGGTGGGGCGGGCAGCACGTATTCCAGTACGATTTTCTTAACGACAACGCGCAGTCCCCGTTCTTCGCGCTCGAAGACGGCGACAACCGCGTGCCGACGCGGGTCGAGAAGGTGCTCCGCGCGGCGGCGAAGGCGGGCAAGCGACTGGTGTTCTATATGAACCCGCCGTACGGGACCGCGGGCGCCGGGTTGAGTGAAGCAGGCAGGGCGGGCATCGCGAAGAACGCTGTCAACGATTCCATGAAGTCGGCTTCGATGGGAGCCTCGTGCCACCAGCTTTATGCGCAGTTCATGTTTCGAGCTTCGATCGTGGCGGAGCATTACGGGTTCAGTTGCGTTACCGTCGCGGTTTTCTCGAACCCCAGGTTTATGTTCAGTGGTTCTTTCCAGCCGTTCAGGGAGTGGTGGTATCAACGACACGAGTACGTTAGCGGATTCATGTTTCAAGCCTCTCACTTCGCGGATGTTAGCGGAGCGTGGGGCGTTTCGTTTACCGTATGGAACGACGGGTCTACGTCGAGCAAGCGATCAAACGTAACACTCGTGACGAAAGACGTCGTGGCCTTCCGCGTGAAGTCTATCGGCGTCAAGCGAGTGCACTGCGCGGACAATCAATCGGCATCGGACTGGGCTAGAGAGTCCGCGGCATTGACAAGCAAAATCGACGCGCCCCAGTTCAGCAGCGGGTTGACTATTAGCGCGGCAGCGACGGGAAAAATGGCGTCAGGATACATCGCATACCTCGTCAATAATTCTAACGCCGTGTATGACAGCGGCACGCTTTCGGCGTGGGGATCATCGAAGATGACGCCCACCGGGTTCTCCGTTCTGCCCGCGAACTACCGCCGTGTCGTCTCGCTCTTCGCCGCCCGCAAGCTCGTCACCGGGAACTGGATCAACGACAAGGACGAGTACCTCGCGCCGACTGCGAAAACCGAGGCGTCCGCGGCCTACAACCGCTGGGTCGACGACTGCCACGTCTACGCGCTCCTGCACGGCTCTAACAACTGCACCGCCATGCGCGACGTGCCGTACAAGGGCAAGTCGTGGCGCATCAAAAACCACTGGTTCTGGCGCACCCGCGAGGCGTCGCTCGCCGCGCTCGACACGCGCGAAACGTCGTCGCTCTACCGCGACTGCAAGGCCGAACCGACGGTCAAGATCGGGCGCAATCACTTCACTGGCGAGGCGACGGCGCAGCCGTGGGAGGTGACGGGCGACCCGTACTTCGCCCACGTTCTCCCGTCGCTCACGCTCTCCGCCGACGCGCGCAAGGTGCTCGATCTTCTCGACGCCTTGTGGGTGAAGTCACTCCCGCTGCGCGAGTCGTTCGCGTCGGGCCGACCGGAACTGCACCTCGCCGCGTGGGATTCCGGTTGCTACCAGAGCAAGCACCTCTGGCGCGAACTGTTGCCCGCGGAGTGGGCGGAGCTCACCGCCGCGCACAAGGCCCTCGCCGCGCGACTGCAAGACGGCGTGTACGATCACGGGTTCCTGCGGCGATGACGTTCACAAGACGCGAACCGAAACGTTCCCCGAGCGAGGCGCTTGCGCTCGCCGCCACGCACATCGGCGTGATGCACGCCGCCGTCCGCAAGACGATCCGCGACCGCGAGAAGTGGGACGATTTCACGCAGTCGGCGTGGCTCGAATTGTACCGCGCCGCAGAACTATACGACCCCGACGAGGGCGTCGAGTTCGGGAGTTACGCCTATTCCTGCATGCGCGGACGTGCCATCAAGGAATGGCGTCGCTCGCGCTGCATCGGCGTCGTTCCCGCCGCCGTGGCGCGCGTGTTCCGCGTGTTAGAGCGCCGCGGGACGAACACTACGTCGGGTGTCGAGGATGTTCTTGCGCAAGCGTTCACGGGCGACTCGCACGGACACTGGGATGCGAGGGCGTTCTTCACGTTCTCGCTCGGCGAACGTTCGCTCTCCGAAGTCGTCGGTGACCAGCAATCGGAGCACCCGCAGACGCTCGAAGACACACTCGCGGACGATGGGCCGACCGCAGAAGAAGCCGCCGAGGCGACGCAGCGATCGGCCCTCGCGCATCGTATGCTCGCAACGTCGGGGCTCACCGACCGTGAACGCCTGATCGTCGAAGCGCGCTACCTCAACGACCCGGAGGAGACGCTGCAAGAAATCGGCGACCGCATCGGCGTGAGTCGCGAGCGTGTTCGCCAAATCGAGGCCGTCGCGCTGCGGAAACTCAGCGACGCCGCGAAGAAGATCGCCCGCTAACGTCGCCCGCGCAGCACGCCGTAGATCGCCATGCCGACCGCCGCGACGCCAGCGCCTACGGCGACCTTGCCCCACGCCGACGGAACGTACGGCGGCGCTCCGACGATGCCCGCGACGGTTCCGGCGATGGAGCGGTACTCGTCGATCGCCGCCTCCGACCACGGGCTCCACCCCGCGTGCAGAACGTCCGACATCCACTGCACGGAGTCGAGCGGCACGGCGTACTGGTGCGCGCTCGACCCGACGATGTACGGACCGCCGCTCGCCGATGCGAGCAAGCGCAAGTAGGCGGGGTGGTACAGACGCCCGTCGATCGCGAGGCGGATCGCGTCGGCAACGCCCGTCTCGCAGTTCGGCTCCGTCGGGTAGGCGCGGTACGGCGCCTCGCGCGCATCGTCGCCGCCCTGTAGGTACTGCACCGCGCCGGTCCACGCCGCGGTCGCGCGGATGTTCCCCTCGCTACAGCCCCACTCGTTTCGCCCGCCGCCCGTCTCGCGGAGCCACTGCGCGACAAGCGTTGCAGCGACCCACCACGCGAGCGACGGTTCGAGTCCGCGACCGAGGAGAACGTTGTACGCGGCGCCGTGGCGTGAGCGAACCCACGCCTCGCGAGAGAGACCAGCGGCGGTGCGGACGGCCGGGACAACTTGTGACACGATCACCTCGGGATCGCGATGAGCCCGCGCTGTTCCATGCGCTTGAGGATCGCGGCGGCGCCGACTTGACCGCTCACCGCGTTCGCATCCCACACGCCGTCGCGAACGTACTTGCCCTTCGCGTATCGGTCGGTGAACGACCACAGGTACGGCGTCGGGATGCCACGCGAGCGCGTGCCGAACCCGTTGTATTTTTCGAGTTGCCAAAGCGTCGCCGGGAGGCTCCAGTCTCCCCACCCGCGGAAACGTGCGAGCGCATCGGTGGCGCTCTCCTCCCACGTATAGGGTTGTCCCTCGCCCGCTGTAGGAGGCGCCACGGGGCGGTTCGCAGGTACGTGAACCGTTCGCGCCGTGAGCGGGTCGCCGTTGTGAAGGTGCCCGGTGAATCGTCCCGACGACCCGCCGCCTTCGAGCGAGTGAATCGCGGCGACGACGTACCACGGCACGCCGACGGGGTTCCCGGCGCGCTCGTAGCGGTCGCGGTGCGAGGCGAGCACGTCAACGACGCGATCGACCGATGCGAGACGTTCGGGGCGGATCTGCGCGGCGTCGTACATCGCGGCGTACTCCGCGCGGAGGTCGGCGAGGGCGGTGGAACGGTTGAGCGGCATGGCGGACGCCTCGGAGTTGCGGGGCCATAGGAGCACGGCGAGGCCAGTCACCGCGGCGACGCCAGCGGCAACCTCGACGCCGTTACGGGAGAACCACGATCGAGCCATCGGCCGACGGTATCACACCTCGCGGAGAAGCGGGCGCCGGAGAAATCGGCGCGGCGCCGTGCCGCTGGTAGACGAAAACGCCGCAACCGGGTAGCTTCGGATTCATGAATCAGCGACGAAACGCCGACGTAACATTTCGCGCGAACGGACGCAAGAACACCGCGTCTCGCGACGTAAGACGCTCCGTGAACAACACGAAGCCGCTCACGCGCGAGCAGTTCTACACCGACCCGTTCCTGCACTACAGGCACCAGAGCGACGACTGGGGCAAGACGCGAACGCTCGAAGCGTGGGGCGATACCTTCGACTCGCGCGGGTTCTTCGCGAGCAAGGGACTGAAGTGGTACGAGGCGCGACGGCGATGGGGGCTGCGCGCCGAGGAGCCGAAGCCGAACAGGTTCGCCACGTCGCGATCCGCCGAGGAGCGCCGCATGGCGAAGGCCCGTGCGGAGCGAGATCGCAACATCGAGGCGATCAACGAAGTTGCGGGCGATATCTGCGAATTCGTGAACGAGCACAACGCGCGCGTTCGCGCGAAGTTCCCGAACGACCCGCGCGACCCCGGCGAGTTCAAGTGGTGGACGGGCGAAGACTAGAATCGACGCCCGTTCGGCGCCGTCTATCTAGCCGTGCCCCCTCCGCGCAACCGTCCCGCAACCACCCCGAAACCCCACCACGGCGTCACCTTCACGCCCGCGCAGTTACGCGCGATCCGTGAGGCGCTCGACGTACTCCTCGCCGAAGCCGAAGGCACCGAAGGCGAGGAGGCTCCGCTGCACTCGCGACGCCTCGTCAACACCGCCCGAGCGGCGCGGGAGAAGGTGTGCGCCTGCCTGCGAGACAAATCCGACGCCGCGTCGCATCGCCCCGCAAGAATCGCCGCTCGGCGGGCGTAGAAGGGCCATGCTCACCGAGAAGATCCACGCCGTAACCGTCCGCTGGCCCGCAGTCGAAGGCGATATCGCCGACCGCGAGGCGGCTCTCCGCGAGCGCGACGTGCTCCGCCGCGGCATCGAAGAGTCGGCCTTCTCCGCGGGCGCCACGCAGGTTCGCATCCTCGGCGCATGGGGCGTCGTGCTCGACCACTACCCGCTCGACACCCGGCGCTTCGACGTGCGCGAGGGCCAGCGCGTCTCGTTCCCGTCGAAGTCGGCGGGGACGAACGGCGCGCGTCGGTTCGGCACCGTCGTCGCTGAGACGGCGACGCGGGTTCGCGTCTCGTACGTGTTCCGCCACGGCGGCGCGTCGGAGAAGTGGGTTGCGCGACGAGACGTGCGCCCCGCGCGGAGCTAGCGATTTCTCGCACGGGCTCGATAAGAACTCGCGGACTCACGGAGTACAACCAGCATGAACACGAACCGCCCCGAACAGGTCGCCTCGATGGTCGAAGTCACGCTCCGGCGCAACGCGCTGCGCGTGAAATCCTCTCGCAACGACGTGGCCGACGTCTGCGCGTTCGCGCGCTCGATCGGCCGAGACCCCTCGCCTCGCGACCGCGTGTACCGCGCGGCGACCTACAGGCTGTTTCGCCTCGACGTGATGCGCGCCGTCGCGCTCGCCGAAGCGGAGTGGCTGCGCGTGTTCCTCGCGGGCACGCCAGAGGAGGCGAGTGCCGCGTGGGCCATCGTCAACGAAAACGAGAAGACGATCACCCGCGTGACGCCTGAAACGGCAGCGAAGGTGCGGCGCGGGTGGAACCCCACGGCGATCGAGTTTCACATCGCCGACCGCGAGCGTTTCGCTGCGACGTGCCAGCGCGACTACGCCGCCGCGGTGGCGTGAAAAATCAACGCCGTCGCGTAAGGTTCACGGCGCGAGAGGAGTATGATGGCTCATGAGCATCCGATGGCACGCATGGGAGGGGACGCGCAGCATCATGACCGCGATCGGCGGCAAGAAGTTCGCCGCGTGGACGATCGTGCCGATCGGCTACGTGAAGGGCGGAGAGGGCACTGAGGACGAGGTTGCGAGCTACCTCCACGCCGGGAAGGATCGCGCTCGTGGCGAGCGCACGCCGGAGTTCCCCGCAGACCCGGCCTACATGGCGGGATGGAACGGCGACGTGACGTACGCTCGCGGCATCATCGACGCCGTGACTGGCGTACCGCTGGCGCATCCCGGTAACCCGGCGTACGTCGCGGGCTACACCTACCAGCCCCGACCGACTGGGCCGAAGAGCAAGTGGCGCAACCGCGCTACGCCGCGAACGTACAGCGGCCCTCGCAGTTAGGCGGTTGACGGGATCGTACCGTTGCTGCTACGAAGGCGACCGACCGTTCGCGGATTTCTGCTGCTTCCCCGCGTTAGCCCCTCCCCGAAGCCGAGCAGCGTCAGGGGAGGGGCGGTCACAACAGCGAATCTAGAGCCGCAGCCCGACGCGCGGGCGGTACTGCGCCATGCGCTCCGTCCAGCCGTGGATGCTCTCGGGGCTCGGGCCGATCGCGGCCTTCGCGAGCTTGACCGTGTGCACACGAACGCCGCGCAGAACGCAATCACAACTGCGCGAGGATGCCTTCGAGCGCGTCGTCGATTGCCTCCGCCGACGTTCGCCCGCGGCCCACGTCGCTCCACCGCTCGAACTCCCGGCTGCGGTCGTTCTCGACGGTGAGCGTCACGCGGACGCCGCCGCCACGAAGCGGCTTGACCGTCGCCCCGTAGAACTCGCCGAACGCCTTGATCTTGCGCAGGATCGCCCGCGTGGTGGCGTTGTCGCGCAACGTGAGTTCGGTTGCCTTGCTCGGGTTGCGGTAGCTCGCGCGACTCGACGGGCGCTTGCTGCACCCGCAGCCGTTCGCGTGGGCGACGCGCGGCAGTTCGGCGACGATCGACGCCATCGCGTCGTTGATCGCTTCCGCCTCCGTCGCGCCCTCGCCGTGGTCGCGCCACGTTGTCACGCGGTCGCCGATGCGACTGTGCGCAACAGCCGACACGCTCACCGTCGCGATGAAGCGCCTGCGCCCGAGTTGCCGAACGGCGACGTGCGACTCGTGCAGCGAGCCGACGGCACGCACCGCGGCGAGGATCGCGCGCCGGTAGCGATCGTCGGGCAGCGCCATGATGCCATCGCGCGCCGCCGTAGTCATCGGACGACGATCCTGCGGTCGGGGTCCGTCGCGTGCTCTCTCGCGTACGCCCTCGCTCCCTCGATGAACGTGCCGAGGTAACCCCAGAACTGCGGATGGTTCTCGTTGATGCCCGACGGGATACGCCGGTCCTTGCCAGCCGCCATCACGAAGAGGTCATCGGCGGCGACACGGCGGGGCCTCCCGTGCTTGGCGGCGTAGGTCGCCGCCTCCGATGCCGCCTCGTATCCCGCGGACCACACACTCTCGTGAGTGCGAGCGTCGAGCGGCTTCGTGCCGCGCGTTGATGACGGGTAGAGCGGGTTGCGCGCGGACTTGCGACCGGCGCGCTGCGCTCGACCGTTCGGCATGTACGCGTACATGAACGACTCGCGGCGCGGTCGGGAGGCACTCGCGTTCTCCGCTTCCGCGAGGTCGATCGCCTTCTGCTTCGTGGCGTAGCGACGGCCGACTTGCTCGCCGGTCTGCACGTTCACGACGGCGTGCGGGCGATCGTAGGAGTAGTCGGACTCGACGACGTAGCGGGGTGGGTTGCGGGTGGCGTGGCGCGGCATGGGGCGAGAATGCCCGCAAACGTCGCGCTGCGCAAGGGGTGAGGGAGGCGAGCGAGGCGAGGTATCAACCGCGCTTCGGGACGGCGTGCGGGCCGTTCGCTTCGGGGCCGAAGGCGGCGATGTGCGCGGCGACCTTACGCTTGTCGATGTCGTTCGCGCCGTCGAACGAATTGTAGAACTCGATCTCCGCCACCTCGCAGCGAACGTCGAAGTCGACCACCACGTAGGCGCCGTCGGCGGGCGCGTCGAGGGTGACGGGCCACGGCACGCTGCGCACGTTCTCGCGGAACACGAACTCGATGCGGTTGGGGTGGCACATCGCGCCCTCCGCGTCGCGGCGCGTCTTCGCGTCCACCGGATCGGCGATGACGTGACCCGCGGGGCGCCACGCGATCGTGCCGTCGTCGCCACGGAGGAACCGCGTCGGCCCCACGAAGAGGGAGCACGACGAGTTGTTGCCGGGAGGCTGGATGCGCGCTTCGCCGCCGTGCAGGAGCGCGTCGGTGAGCACGCCTTGCAGTTCGGCGACGGTCGCCGTGTCGGGCAGAACGTCGCCACCGTGCCGCGGGAACGCGAACGCCTCGCGCTTGTCGTCGATCGGAACGTGCTTCACGTCGCTCGCGGCGACGACACGGGCGATCGACGGGAACACCAGTGTGACGCCCGTGAGCAACACGGGGCACGCGCGCGACCATGCGCCGCCAGCGTACGTGTTCGTCACGTCGGTGCTGTTGTCGGGCACGTACTCGGTGCTGTAGCCCGCGCGAACCCACGGGAACCGTACCGTGTCGTCGATCCCGTGCTCGAACGCGAGCAGTTCGCGGGTGACGGGCACCAGCGAACGCGTCTCCGCGTCGAAGCGGAACCCGAACGCCAGTGCGTGGTGCTTGTGGGGCATGGACGAAACTCGATCGCTCACGTTGAACTCCTCGCGCGAAAACGCGACCACGCCGGGGCGGCGTTGATGGTTCGACGATTGCGCGCGAGGTTTATTCAGTCGGTCGTCGAGAAATCGACGCGGAGGCGGGAGCGGGCGGAGCGGACTAGCGGGCGGAGCGGCGCTTCGCGGGCTTGCGACCGGCCTTCGCGGCCTTGATCTTGCGCTCCAGCGCCTTGATCTGGAGGCGGTGGGTCTTGCCGCCGACGATCACGGGGATCGTCTTGACGGGAACCTTCTTGGTGGACTTGCGGGCGGGCTTCTTCGCGGACTTCTTCGCACGGGCCATGACGTAACTCCTTGTGATCGCGATTTGCGATGCTGAGAACCCGACTCTACACGCACCCGTGAAACATATTCAACACCGACGTGAAGATTTTTTCGGCGAGTGTCGTACCATGTCCACGAGAACCAAATGCGCCACTCGATCGCCTCGATCATTTTCGCCGTCGCGTGCTCACTCCCGAGCGTCGCCCACGCCGTCAATCCTACGATCGCGGAGCGTATCGGCGCTGCGATGGCCGAGTCGCGGTACGCCGACGCCGTGACGTTGATCGACGAACTGGAACGCGCGAGCGGGCCGTCGCTGCGGTCGCGGTGGGCACGCGCGCAGGCGCTTCTTCTCGGCGAGCGCAACGCCGACGCGAACACGGCGGCGGGCGTGTGCCTCGACACGGCGGCGCACTCGACGGAGGCGTTCGCCGCGACGGCGCGTACCGACTGCGAGCGCATCCGTGACCGTGCGCGAGCGGCCCTGAGTGCCGCGGTGCCCGTCGCGCCGGTTCCGCCGCCCGTGGCAGCGCCGCCGACGGTCGCAGCGGTGGCACCCGTGCGCCGCGTGGTGGCGGTCACGCCGCCCCGCAGTCTCGCCCCGACGACGCCCGCGGTGGCACTGCTCTCCGTCGGTGCCGCGTCACTCGCCGCGAGCGTGGTGTTCGGTGTGCTCGCGAACGACGCGACCTCCGACTGCACGGTGCAGAACGACGTGGCGACGTGCGCCACGCAAGAGGGCCTCGCGCGGGCGCGCACCTCGACGGACTACGCCACGGGCGCGAACGTCGCGCTCGGCGTCGGGCTCGGCGCCGTCGGTGCGGGCGCCGCGTGGTGGATCGCGACTGCGCTCCGCTCGCCTACGCCCGTGGTGGTGAGCGTGTCGGCCGACGGCGTGGTCGTCGCGGGCCGCTTCTGAAAATCGACGCGGCTCCGTAAAGAACTGCGGAGCGTCGGGCGTAGAAGTGGGCATGAACACCAAGCCGCTCCCGCCCGTAGGCACCGACGTGATGGTTCGCGACTCCGACGGAACGATCGTGCGCTGCGTCGTTACGGAGTCAAGCATCGGCCCCGCGAGCATCGCGCAACGCGGTTACGGCGATCGCAGCCGCCGCATCTCGGTACGCGGCGCCGTCGACCCGACGTTCCGCGTCGGCGGGATCATTCACCGCGACGAGAACGTCTACGGCGCGAGCGTCTGGTACTTCGAGTGCGACGCGAGCGCCGAACCCGCGGCGGAGCCCGCGTGCGACGCGGGGAAGGAGGCATCGTGAGCACCGCCGCCGCAATCATCGCCGCTGTTGCGGCGCGCGGGTCGAACCCGCACGACCTTCGGGACGCCGCCCACGAGGCGTGCCACGGCATCGAACTCGCGCTGCCCGAGTGGGACCGCGAGAGCGTGCACTACGCCTTGATGGACGTGCGTCCCGGCGACCGCGTGGCGATGGAGTGCCGCGCTCGCGCCGTCGAGCAAATCGTCTGTGCGCGACTCGGCGTGGCGACGGCGCCGATCGAGACGTGGGCGTTCTTGACCTCGATGGAGGCGCTCAAGAACCGCATGGACGTTCCCATCGACGTGATCGTCGAAGGCACGCGCAAGCGCCTCGACTGCCCGCAGACACTCGCGCTCGCGGAGCGCATTCTCGCACTGGAGTTCTAGGAGAACGACGTGAACCTCGACCTAACCGACACCCCAACGATGCCGCCCGTGCGGGCGTACGTGCGCTTCTGCGCCGCCATCATGCCCGCCCGGTGGGGCGCGTCGAGGCAGCGGTGGCGCCGTGCTCGCGGCGGGCGATGGTCGCGCAACCTCTCGGGCCGCTGGCGCGAGGTGCGCGCGTGCCCCGGACTTCTGCAACACGAACTCGCGGGCGGCAACGTTCCCGACGACGTGTGCTGGGACGACGATCAGGGCAACGGCGCGTGCTTCTGCGAGGCGTGGTCGTGAGCCGCGGTGGCAGAATGCGCCCGCCGAACTTCGACCGCGAGGCGGCGCTTCGGGACGCACGCGCTCGGTGGGGCGACGGGGGAATGGCGCTCGACCTCGGACCGTCGGAGCCCGCGCGGCGCTACGCCGTGGGCGTCCGGTACACGCTGCACGGTCGCCCGCTGGTGACCATCGCGTACGGGCGCGGTGCGACGTGGGAGGCGGCGTTCCGCGACTGCGCCACGTCGGGGATCGAGCCGGAGCATCGCCGATTGTCGTGAATATCTAATACGTTACAGACGTAGACTACGTTTGCGAGTTGAAAACTCGACGCGCAATCACGTAAAGGTACGGCCTATGACGGAACCGACTGTCGCGAAACTCATCCGCAAGACACTGCCGATTCTTCAAGAGTCGCCGATGCTCGCTCCGAGCGAGAAGGTTCTATCCTCCAACCGCGTCGCCGGAGCGACTGTCAACGTTCCGATCGCAGGTACGTGTCAGCCGAGTAAGCTCTGTATCCGCGACTGCTACGCCGGTAACAACAGCCAATCGTGGCCGTCTTCGCTCCGAAAACAGTCTCGCACACAACGCACGATGGATGCCGACCCGGTGGCGTTCGCAGAGCGGATCATCAGAGAGTACGACAAGGGCAAGCTCCCGTATCTGAGGTGGAACGGCGTAGGCGACCTCACCCCGTCAGCGGTGGTCGCGATCAACCGCATCATCGCGACGCGGCCCGACATCACGCTCTGGATCGTCACGCGCATCCCTGCGCTCGCCGCACAAATCGATCACGGGGAAAACGCGCACGTACACTTCTCGCTCGACAAAACGTCGCTGGATCGGAAGGACGCATTCCTCGCGAACTCCCCGAAGAGCCGGAACTACTTCTTTAGCTACCAGTGCGAGAAGAACGAAGTCCCGCCGCCCGGTGCGACGCTCGGCGTCTCGGTGATCTTCTACAAGCGATACACTCCGACGACCGGCAGCGACATCTCCGATCCCGCCGTCTGCCCGCTCAACACCCTCACAGACTGCACCGGGGCGTGCGACGCCTGCCGCCGATGCTTCAACGGGGACGCCGAGGCGATGCGACGGGGATACGAGGCTGGTATCCCGTAGTATTTCCCGCGGGCGTCACTTAACAGTGTCGCACGCTGTCTATTCTGCGTCTCCAGCCGAGCCGACTTCTCGCATCGGGTGAATGTTCTCGGCGGACACAACGTCGGGTGTGTGTTAGGTTTTCACCACGGGGTCGAAAGGTTTCGACTGGGCAGCGACGACGATTGAGGTGCAGCCGTTGAGTTCGCGCACAACGTAAACACGCGCGGAAGCCTCAAATGCGAACGATAACTTCGTTCCCGCCTTCGCCGCCGCTGCCTGAGAGCGACCCGCGAAAGCCTCTCCGATCGTCACCCCGCTCATGGTGACCCGGAGTGCAAATAAAGTGAGCTAGGCCGCGACGCCGCCGACGGGCGCCGCAGATGAAAACCTAACAGTCGAGCCGATCGTGTTGAGCCTGCCAGTGGGCGCGACGCGGTAGCTGATAAACCACTGGAAACGCTGCAAATGCTCTGACTCTTAGTTGTGCAGGACCGGGGTTCGATTCCCCGCGACTCCACCAGTTCGCTTCGGCGAACGACAAGCCAAGTTCCGCAGTTCTTGGGGCATCGGGCGTCGAACGTTTCGGCGCCCGTTGTTTATTTGGCCTCCGCAAGAAATCGGCGACGCCGCGCAAGATCACCAACGCGGGCGACGTAGAAGAGGCACCATGCACAACGAACTCAAGCATCGCCGCAACGACGAACTCGCCGCCATCGCGGCCCGCGCCCTTCTCGACGTGCTCGACGGCGCCCACGCCGACGACGTAGAAGGGTTCACAGGCTTCGACGCGGCGACCAGCGCGCGCATCGTCGCGATCCGCGAAGAACTCTCCCGTCGCCTCGAAGCGCGCGTGATCGTGCTCCCGAACCTCGACGGGAGCGCGGCGTGAACAAGATCCACGTCGTCTGCCCGTTCTGCCAGCGCGTCGTCCGCGCTCAGAACATGATGGGCAAGCCACTCCGCGCGAAGGGCGACCCCTACGGTCGCTACCGCGCAACGAACCACGGGCCGAAGGGCGCCTACTGCACGGGCAGCGGCAAGGCCGCGACGAGCACGTCGAACGTCGCGCTCACCGACGCGCACAAGGCGCAAATCGAAGCGATCCAGAAGGCAGGCAAATGGTGACCACCGCACTCCAGCAACAGGTTCTCGACGCCGCCCTCGCGCTCGCGCTCGCCGACGATGCGGACGCCCCGGTGACCGACGACGTAGCCCTCGCGCGACTGATCGCGTTCGGCGACGTGCTGCGGGCGTTCGCGGGCGAGTCGCCGTTCCCCACGCCGTCTACGATACGCGTGTGGGTCAAGGACTGCGACGCGAACGTTCTCGCACGGGCCGTCGCGATGCACACGGCGGCGCTCGCGGGCCTCCCCGCGCGGCACGTCGGCGAGGGCATCAAGCGCGGGTTGCTGGTGCGCGACCAAGCATGGAGCATTCACTGCGCGATGCGCTGGCGCCACGTCCTGACGACGCTCGATCGGACGCTCGACCGCGCGCTGGATGGCCTCGACGATGCCATGATCCGGTACGACGCCGCGCTGCGGAAGAACGGCGTCGGCCCGAGGATGATCGCGACGCTTCTCGGCGACCGCGCGAGGTTGTCGTGACGAACGATGACTCCGCACGCAGCCTCCGCACCGTAGTCGACCGCGGGCTCGCGCGGTACTGCGGCATGGTGTGGAACGCTGGCGTGGCGCGCAAGGCGCACGAGCGCATCCGATGCCACGTCGCGATTGCGAAGGGAAACGTCGCTTGGCGACCGCTCACCAACGGCAAATGTCGCATGAATCGACTCTGCGGTAAGTGCGGCGATGGCGCGGTCGTTTCGCCGTAAAGAATCGGTCGCCCCGCGCCGTACAAGAGGCACTATGAACGCCGACACCGCACACGACCTTCGCACCGTAGGCGCTCGCGTGAGCCGCGACGGCGCAACGTGGAACATCGTCTCGACCGATCGCCACGCGCGAGTGCTCGCCACCATCCGCGGCAATCGCGGCGCGTACGTCGCGACCGTGCAGTTGCCCGACGGCGGCACCGCCGAGACGCCGACCTACAAGCGCCACGACGACGCGGTAGACGCCGCCATCGCTCCGTGGATCGGCGCCGAACGCGGCGAGCGGTGGGCGTTCCCGGCGCCCAACGCGAACGATTGGATGCACGCGCCGTGAGCAAGCGAACGATCGGCGACCCGCAGAACATCGGGCGGCTCACGCCCGCGGAGCACGCGATGAACATGAGCGCGGCGTGGCTCGGCGAGCACAACGAGGCGGAGGCCGTCGGCAACGCGAAGCGTGCAGCGGAGGCGTACCGCAAGTCGTCGTGGTGGCTCGCGCGCTACAACGACCTCGTAGGCAACGGCGAAGGCAAGAGGATGGGGCGATGAGCAAGCGAACGATCGCGGAACTGCAATGGAACAAGGCGGGGCTCGCCCCGTGCGATCACGCGTGGGCCATGCGCCGCGCGTACTTCGACGAACGCGACCGCTTGCTCGCGAAGGGCAAGCGCAAGGCGTCGGACGCCGCGGACGCGCACGGCATCGAGTGGCTCCGCGAGTGGGAGCGTCTCGTGCGAGCGCGCCACGGGGTGCGCGACCTCACGATGCGGAGCGGGCTCGCGTGCGACACCGTGTGGGTCGGCACTGCGGCGAACGGCGACAAGGCGATCTATCGCTACTACATCGACGGGAGCGCCGAGGAGGGCTTCGCGATCCACACGCTCGCGGAGAATTTTCTGAGCCGCATCGCGCTCGAAAACGCTCGCACGGGACTGCAAGGATACGAACTCTCGGGTGAGTCGACGGTGACGTTCACCGTCGCCCGCAAGCGCGAGGTGAAGCGCGACGGGCGGTACGTGCTCGAAGACACCGGCTACCGCGAGACGCAGTGGGACTTCGGTTCCGCGTGGAACGTCAAGGTCACCGTCAAGCGGCCCGAAATCGTCGGCGACGCACTCGTCCGCGAGCAAGAGGCGTGGCGCGCGAAACTGGAGGCGACGTGAAAACGTGGCACGTCGAGGCCGTCGTCGTCGCCGTGGTGCTCGCCGCGGTCGTGCTCTCCGACCGTCTCGCGGAGCGGAAGGCATCGCGCGCCTTGCCCACCGTGTCTTACCACAAGTGGATCGTGCGGTACTTCGTGATGCGCGAGGCCGCGTGGTTCGCGTATTTCGTCACGGGACGTTGCTGGTCCGCGCTGGTCGGGTGCGCGTTGTTTCTGGCCTACCCCGCGTGGCGGCGGTGGTGGCGCGCGAGGCACCCGCTCGCGGCGGAGGAAATCGGCGGGGCGGCGTAAGGTTCACTACGCGGGAGGCGTAGAATGCCCACCATGTTCAAGCACCTCACCATCATCGCTCTCGTCGCCGGGTGCAACGCGCCCGACGCCTTCGTGCTCTCAGCCGTCACCTCGCCCGACGCCGCCCCGAACGACGCACGCGGCGACGCGGACGTCCGCGACGGCGCGGACGATGCCGCGCCCGCCGATGCCGCGCAGCCCGACGTGGTGCTCGCGGACGACGCCAGCAACGATGCCGACGTGACCGAGACGGCGGTGGCCGACGCCGACGTGCAGGTTGCCGACGCGACGGACGACGCCAGCGACGCCTCCGCGGGCGACGTGGCGCTCGACGCGGGCGACGCTGCGGTGGATGCCAGCGACGCGGTGGACGCGCCCGCAGACGTGGACGTGTTCGCCGTCTGCGAGCGCATCTCTACGATCGCGGAGTGCACCGCCGTGCGGTACGCCGACGGGACCGGGTGTGGGTGGTGCGTGGGGATCGACCGCTGCGTTTTCGGAAGGCGAATCGGTCCGCGCAGCGATTCGTGCGGGAAGGCGTGGGTGTGGTGACCGGATCAGGCGATCGGCAGATCGGTCACGACGATCTGGTAGCCACCGTACGAAATGATGATCTGGGTCGTGGCCGACGCGCCCGAGAGCGTGCACGTTGCCGTGATAATGCCGGTCGCGGCGGAGACGATGTTGATCGAGCCGCCCGCGGGGGTCGTCGATCCGTTGTTGGGGCCTGCCAGCACGCCGACGCTCACGCCGAACGCGTTGTTCGCGAGCGTTGTACCGGACGGCACGACAGCGAAGTTCACGGTGCCGCGGGTCGCCGCGCCGCTCGCGTTGACCAACTTGAGGTTGAGCGTCACGATGTGCGAACCGCCGTCGGTGACGAAGTTGGTCGTCGCATCGACGGTGCGGATCACGGGACGCACGGCCGACGCCGCGTTCGCGGTGTTCGACAGCGTGAAGATGCGATCGGGCAGGGCTTCGGGAAACTTGATGTCTCTCACTTGATTGCCTTTTTCTGGCGCTAGCCGATGACGGAACCGACCGAAATTGCGGGTGCGCCCTGCTGCAATCCCGGTTGAAATCGAGCGAAGATCGTCGCCTTGAGTTGCGTGGCACTCGCGGCGGCGACACGGACGCGGGCTTGCAGTAGGAACTGGTCCGCTTGCAGCCCGCCGAACTGGAACAGCATACCCTCACGCGAGAAGTCCGACGCCGACTTGACGTTCGTCGTGCCCGCGGCGGGCTCTTGATCGAACACCGCGCCCGAACCTTCGCATCCGACGCCGTGGTAGAGGCGCCAGTCGATTTGGAACGGGAACGTGAATGGCACGCCCATCAGATCGAACTTGTCGCCGACGTAGATCGTGGTGGCGCCTTGCGGGACGTTGTACCACAATACCATGTTGGCGAACGCAGTGTCGGCGGCGGGCGGGGCGGCGGGGACAAGCGCGGGGATGTTGCGCACCACGTAGGGAGCAACCGGGGACATCTTGTTGTTGCCCGAAAGGTCTACGATCAGTGCGCCACGCGTGTCCACTTCGTTGCTCCTTCATTGCGACGCGGCGGCGGTACAGGGCGATCGTGATCGCTCCCGCCCGCCGCCATGTCAGCAGTGCGCGATCAGATGCCGCAGAACGAGTTGGCGCCGCGGAAGTACGCGATCTTGCGCTTGTCGATCTCCTCGACGCCGTCGTACTCCGACTCGTCGGCCGAGAACTTCACGCGCGCGTACTCGACGCTCACGATCAGGTCGAGCACGATGAGGTCGTTGTCGGTGAGGGCCGAGAGCGCGGGGAGCTTCTGCACGTTCAGGGACGCGGTGCCGGGGACCGACGTCGAAGCGACGCTCGGGCCGAACGTGAACTGAAGGCGGTTCGGGTTGAAGTCGCCCATGTTCCGCAGGTTCGGCTCGACGAAGATCTCGTTGGCGAACGTGTACCGCGCCTCGGGCCGGTTCTGGCCGGGGGTCGAGAGGTTCGGCGAGTTCGACTGGCCCATGCCCGAGTTGAAGAACTGGGGCAGACCGAGGAACGCCGAGCACATCGTGTTGTTGCCGGGGGGCAGCACGTTCGCGAACGACTGGTGCACCATCGCGCCCCAAAAGTCGTCGAACTGCGCCGACAGGTCGGTCACGGTGCCGCCGAAGCGGGGAACCTGGGGGGTGCCCGAGTCGAGCGACGTGCCGCTCGCGAGGGGCATCACGCGGAGCGTCTGCTCGGGCATGAGGCCCACCGAGAGGATGATGCAGGGGTCGGTGATCGAGAACGCGCCGCCCTTGTAGGTCGACGTCACGTCGATCGAGTTGTTCGGCACGGTCGCCGTCGAGTAGCCCGCCTGCGCGAACGGGAGGGCCGTGGTGTCGTCGATGCCGCTGGTGAAGGCGGTGAGGAGGCTGGTGAGGGGGATGCAGGTGTTCGTCGGCAGGTCGTACTGCCACACGAACGCCATCTTCTGGTGATGAACGCGGAGCGACGAGACGCGATCGTTCAGGTTGACGCTCGACGTGCCGTTCTTGGAAATCCACTGAGCCATTGTCTGATCCTTCTTCTGCGAACGTTTGTGGGCCATCGGCCCGTTGAAGACTTGTGCGTGCCCGACTCACTCACGCGGTCGGGCGTGGTTGCTCAGGCGGCGGCGGTGCCCCACCCGCGGTACGCGTTGTCGCCCACGGGAGCGCCCGCGGGGATCGTCGAGTACGGGTAGCCCGCGCCGAGGCCCATGTAGGCGTTGCTGCCGACGGGGAGCCCGCCCGCGCCGTAGACGCCGGAGGCGGAGCCGTAGCTCGCGGCCATCGCGGTGCGCTGCGCGTCGAGGGCCGCGGCGACCTGATCGCCGCCGAGCTTGTACGCGCTGTAGCGGAGCACCGCGAGCGTGCCCGTGCCCGCGGCGATGCCGAGGCCCACGGACGAGCGCACCATGCCGGGGGTGCCGAGCAGCATCAGCGCGGCGCCGATGCCGAAGCCGCTCAGGCCGATGATGAGATCCTGCGTCCCCTCGCCCTCCGTGCCCGCGAAGCGAGCGACGAGGTACGAGGCGGCGCCAGCGCCCACGGCGGCGACGGCGGTCACGCCGAGCATGCGCAGGGCCGTCTTGAGGTAGCCGCCCTCGGGCGGGTTGCGGAGCGAACGATGAGCCATGTTGTCTGACCTCCCACCGGGGTTGAGCAGCGTCACGGTTCGGGTGTTGCGGTTGTCGTGCGCCATCGGTGTGAAGCGTAGATACCGACTCGCCGCAATCGCGTCTACGATTGCGAACGCCATGCCCGCAGTCTATTCACAACAAAACTCAAACGTTGTTGCGAATTGAGTTTCGTTGGGTTAGCGTCGGTTCAAATGCCGCGAAAACCGCAGAATTCCGCAACGTCGTTCTCGCTTCTGGACGCCCCGCTGCGCGCGAAGGTCGACGTGGCGATTTCGGCGTGGAACGTCGCGCACCCGCAATCGGACCCGATGACGCTCGCCTCGTTCATGCGCGCAGCGCTGCGCGCGTACCTCGCGGGAATGGTGCGCGTAGACGACGTGATCCTCGACGAAACGCTCATCGCGGAGGTGTCCGCGCACGTCAAGAAGATCAACACGTCGCACCCGGACGACCCGTACGACGTGACTCGTTTTGTGCGTGTTTCACTGCGTAAAGCGATGCGGTCCGCGGGAGGGAACGCGATCACGTCGCCGAACAAGCGATCCGTGACCGGAGGCTGAGAAGCGCCGCGACAACCACACTTCGCGGCGTCCGTCAAGCGCGTTCAGTCGATCATCCAGCCGTCCTTGACGCGCATCGAGCCGCCCCGCAGAAACACGCGGCACCCGCTCTCCGAAACGTCCACGAACGGGAGGTTCTCGTGACGTTCGCTCTCGGGGTGGTCTTCGGCCATCTCGTGGCGGTAGTTCACGAGCCCCTTACCGTTGTTGCGGTTCGCTTCGTACGCGGCGGCGAGGCACCGACCGACGCAGATCACACGTTCGGGGAAAACGATCTCGGCTTCAGCGCACTCGTGCGGTTCGAGTCCGCCGTGGTGCGAGGCGTAATCGTCGTTCTGCGCGCGGTGCTTGCGCTTCGCCGCGTCGAGGTCGCACGCGCGGTGCTTGAACGCAGCGCACGGCCCCTTCTTCGTGCGGTGGAACCCCTTGCCGTCGACTTGAAACACGCCGCCGACGAACCAGTATTGCTCGTTCCGGCGATCGTAGAACACGCGCGGCATGAACTGCCGGTCGGCGTCGGTGACGTGGTTCGGCTGCGCGGCGAAGTCCCAGAACTCCTTCTTGCCGTCGAAGCGTTCGACTTCGAGCCACACGAGCGGGCCGAACGCGCGAACGTCGGCCTCGTTCGGGAGTTCGGGGTAGGGCACCGTCGTGACGTGGGCGTACTCGGGCGCGAGCCCGTACCGCTTGATGATCGCGGAGGGCGTTGCGTCGTGGTTGGAGTTGCGGACGGATCGTCGGGCGGGGCGGCGGCGGTTGTGCATACACCGCAGAATGCGCGAAACGTCGGAACGTTTCAAGCGCGGCGTGGGATCAGATCCAGCGGTTCTTCTTCGCGTACCACGCGAGGCCACCGATGGCGACGACGCCGACGACGGCGATGCCGACCTTCGTCGCGGTGCCCATCGGCTGCGGCGGTGCGGTGGGCTGTTGCGGGGGCGCCACGGGGTACGTCGGCGCGGGTCCGGGGGCCAGCGCGTTGTTGTTGCCGGGGAGCCCTTCAGTGCGCGTCGGCGGGAGACCGGGCGCGGGACCGGGACCGGGACCGGGCGGGATGACGGGCGCGATGACGTGCGGCGGGATCTCCTCGCTCGTCTGCGAGAGCACCGTCACGCTGGTGACGCCCGCGGGGGTTACGTGCCCTTGAAGGCGAACGATCGTGCGCCGGTCCGCCGTGAACGGCAGCGTGAGGTTGAACACGACCCTCGACCCGTCGTATCGCGTGAGCGTGACCGTCCCCGGCAGCGTGTCACTGGCGCCGGGAGCGAGGCGCACTTCGATCAGCGCGCTCGTGGAGTTCGTGCCGTCCGCGGACTGCGAGACGATGCGCACGTTGCCAGAACCGGCCCACGGAGTGAACCCCGCGGGGGGGCCACCGAGTTCGCTCGCGGGAGGCGGGAGGAACGTCACCAAGCACTCCGCGATGAGCAGTTCGGGCGGTGCCGTCTCCGTGCGAGTGATGGGCGCCACCGGCACGGGGTTCGTCGTGACGGGCGGCGGCACGTTCGCGTTCGTGGGGAGGTTCGCCGTCTGTCCCGACGGGAGCGTCACGGGCGCCAGCGCCACGTCGCGGCCCGTCGCGATGTCGCGCATGCGCAGGTACGACGACGACCCCGGCGCGAGCGTCGCGGTGGCGATGTCGGGGTACACCACCGAACCGGGGAGGCCCACGTCGCCGATGCCGCCGAACAGCGCGCGGCAGATCGCGTACGACATCAGCGGCGCGAGCACGGGTTCGTTGTTGGCGAAGTTCACGCCGCGCGAACGTGCGTCATTCACGATCGCGATGCGCGTGTTGTCGCCGAAACGTCCATCGACGTGAGCGCCCACCGCCTGCTGGATCAGACGGATGAGCCACGGCGCCTGCGTGTTGACGATGTAGATGCGGCCCGCGGGAGCGCGCCAGAAGAACACCGCGGAGCCCTGCGCGCCGGAGACGAACGACGACGTTTTCCGCCCGTTGACGGAGACGACCTCGTACGGACCGATCACGAAGTCGCTTACGACGCGATTGAATTCTGCCTGTTCGGAGGGAGTCATCTCGGCTTCTTCGTCTTCTTCTTCGCTGCCATGTTCGTTCTCCTCAGATCCAGCGGCGCTTCTTCGCGTACCACGCGAGGCCACCGATGGCGGCGACGCCGACGACGGCGATGCCGACCTTCGTCGCGGTGCCCATCGGCTGCGGCGGTGCGGTGGGCTGTTGCGGGGGCGCCACGGGGTACGTCGGCGCGGGTCCGGGGGCCAGCGCGTTGTTGTTGCCGGGAACCGACTCGGGGCGCGTGCCCGACGTGGGCGTCGCGACCGCGGCATCGGTGCCGATGGGCGTGCGCCACTCCGACTGGATCGTGGCGTTGCCCTGCGAATCGATCGCCACCACCACGTTCGTCTGCTGGCCCGCGGTCGTGGAAATCGGCACGCGCGAGGTGCGACCGTTGTCCATCGTGATCGTGATCGAACCCGCCGAGTCGGGAGGCCCCTCGGCGAGCGCGCGGAACGAGTTGCCCGTGGGCTCCTGCGAGAGCATGCGCCACGGGGGCTGCACGGCCCACGGACGCACGGTGATGTTCGCGGGCGCGGTCGAACTCACGAAGGCTCTGGCGAGACTCTGCTGCGCGGGCGCTACCTGCGCACCGATGTTGAGCACACGACGATCGGCGTCCGTGAGCGTTCGCTCCTCGGTGCGTGTGGGCGGGAGCGCGGGAACCGGCGCGGGAACCGGCGCGGGAACCGGCGCGGGAACCGGCGCGGGAACCGGCGCGGGAGCGGGCGCGGGAGCGGGCGTCGGAGCCACCGGCACGGGCGTCGGCGACACGGGCGGCGGCACGTTCGCGTTCGTGGGGAGGTTCGCCGTCTGCCCCGACGGGAGCGTCACGGGCGCCAGCGCCACGTCGCGGCCCGTCGCGATGTCGCGCATGCGCAGGTACGACGACGACCCCGGCGCGAGCGTCGCGGTGGCGATGTCGGGGTACACCACCGAACCGG